CTACGCTGATACTTGCTACGCTGATACTTGCTACGCTGATACTTGCTACGCTGATACTTGCTACGCTGATACTTGCTACGCTGATACTTGCTACGCTGATACTTGCTACGCTGATACTTGCTACGCTGATACTTGCTACGCTAATAAATGTTGAAAGGTGTAAAAAAAGGTTTGAAAACCTTCTCTCTTTTTTTTATTCCATATAAATGTTTATTCATCAAGGCAACTCTTCAAGTAAACCCCGATCGCATCGCTCCCCGTAAATTGTATAAATCTATTCTCTTCCCCCAGCACAGACACTCCTACTTGGATGGTATAGGTGCCCAGCCAATAGTAATACGGCGCTGTCATTGTCACAAAATGCCTACGTTCATCCTCATCCCAAAAATCATCATAAGGGATAACTTCGCTGTCAGCGCTAATATAACGCGGCACGATCTTTTGTACCACTTCTAAATTGGGTTCCACGACATTTTTTAAAGCGGCTTCGCTACACACATAATAATCACGCTTTCCACGGATGGCCATTCCGAGCACCTCTGGCAAGATGCCCGCTTCCTCCAACAACGCTAACAAATGATCGTCTGCGGCGAGCGAATACCATTTCGGTGCATACAACTTGTGGTTGTGTTTGATATAGATATACAAGAGCATATCCGCAAAAAGGGTATGCGTCATCATATTTTTTATGTAGGCAATGAGCCCCGTGCGTTTCAAACGCAAGGCTTCTTCCAAGAGGCGAAGGTATTTATACAATTTAATATTGATTTCATCTGCCAGCCCCGGTTGCATACCCAAATGTGTCAGCGCTAAGGTCTTGGTAAATTCCGAGCAATCCAAGAATTCGTTGTCAATATGCTGTCGGTGCGTGGTATCCACAATAGATAAATCATCACCGAGGTTTTTGTATGTGTCTTCGCCGTAAATAATGACCGCTGAGTCGCAATAGATACAGTCAAAGATATACATAATATCACGATGGTTTAAGCCGTAAGTGTAGTCATGCTCCTCTCGCATGACTAATTCTAGAGCCAACAAGGCGGTGAGATGGGATTGGACCTCGGCTTTATAGTAGCGTAAGGGATCTTCCTCAACGCCTTCACATGCGATGCTTTCAAATGCCTTGTATAGATTGAGTGAGATATTTGTTGAATTGAGATTTCTAAGGTAGGGTCTAAAATTGACTTTGAAAAAGCTGCCGATATAGGCCACCAAATGGGCGGGTAAGAAGAGGCCACCTATTCCTGCTTGGTTGGTGCTGCTGATTGCGGTTGACATTTTTTAACGGTTCTGTTCTGTTGTTGCTTCTATATCCAGATTAAAAAGTATTTCAATTTTTTAATAATATAATATACTATGACAACCGTTGCACAATTAGAGGCAAAAATTGCAAAAAATTATCCAAATTACACTAAATTACAAATTGAATCATTAACAAATTATTCATTTAACTGGTATAAACCGATAAATATTCTTTTAAGAACAGGAGATGATGGTTTAGATAAGTATATGAATGAAGATTGCATTCGAAACAAAACCGTTAAAAATTTTACGCGTTTTTCATCATTTGAACCTCGTATAAAACCTGCTACACCTGAGATAGCAATTGAAAATGTGAAAGAGCGTATTGAAGAAATAGATAGTGCTTTTTTATTAGTTGCGCCTAGAACTAAAAAGAAAGACACAATTTTATGGCGAGGGAAAAAGGATGATTATTATGATGATTCTCATTCCATACATACTGGAAGCACCGGTGAAAGAAATATTGAAAAAGCATATATATCCTCCACTAAAGATATAGATGTAGCTATGAAATTTGTTGATAATGAAACAAAGAAGAGCAAAAAATACCCAATAAAATGTTGCTTGTATAGGATGCACATTATGGCTGATATGCCTTATATTGATATGAGTCATGGACTGGGACAATTTGAAGAATCCGAATTATTATTGCCGAGAGATTTAAGAGTAACCCGTATAGAAAATGATGCGGAAAGTGCAAAAATTAGTGCTAAATATAAAATAAAAGTTATAGATATTAGGATAGAAAAAAATAGAGCAGACCAATTTTATATACCCAGATTAGAAGACAGTTTAAGTGCTACATTAAAACCCAGTTTTGATGAAACTATAGAATCCAAAACTATGGGTGGAAAAAGCATTAAGAAGCGTAAAACAAAAAAGATAAATAAAAAACGGCTAATGAAGAGAAGAAAAACAATACGGCGGAAACTCAAATATAAGGTCTAAAAATCGGCGTTTTAAATGTTAAAAGGTGTAAACTCTTTTTCTTTTTTATAATTTATTTACAATCAATAATAATCGCTCATAAGCATCCGGTCAAAATCCTCTTCATCTTTTCACAAAAAAATTGAAAAAATATAAAGAAATATTTTAATTCAAAACCCTAGCAGAAAAATGTATACAAAAACGCAATTACAACAAATGAACAATTCAACCATGGGCCGAAATTGGATTTTAAATATTGAAAATATTGGAGTGAATGAACATGCCAACCTATATCCGACATGGGGTGCTTGGGTTGGCGGTCGATTTTATGTCGCTTTACCTACCTCACTGCCAATAACGTCAAGTGTGAAAACCAAATACAATATCATGTAAAAAATATAATTTATTCTTATAACTTTGTTTTCAATGGTATCATTTTTATTTTTTTGCCACTCTGTTCGTAATGGGCACGGATGGCTTGGCGTAAAATGCCTACTTGCTTGGGCACTACTGCATCCTGGTTGCGCTCTGGATTGATTTCATTGAAGATCGGGTTTCTGCGGGCATGGAATTCAATATCGTCAAAATCATACTTACCTGTTCGATCGGCCAAAATGCGGATAGCCCAAAAGACATCGTATAGGTTTTTATTTACTGTCTCATCAAAATTCATATTCCCCTTGCACTGCCAGTGATTCATATACTTCATAAAATCCGTTGAATCGTCTTTTATGCGTTGCGATTCAAAATACATTTGGACTAAGACGACGACATTCTCAGAGGTTATAATGGCTAAAGACATTTTCTTCGTTTCGTTTGTGTTTAATTATTACTATTAAACACAAAAAGTAATTCAATTTTTTAATAGGTTCAATTTTTTAAAAGTAAATAAATATTTTTATCGGGATCTTCTAAGTTTTTAATAACATCTTCGAGATATAACGTTAAATAAGCGATCGCCACCCCTAGCACACTACCTACCAACAATTGTCGAAAAGTATGATTTTTAAATACATAACGCTGGAAGATCGTAAGCAAAAACAAAACCCACGAAGCATAAAAATGTTGGCCCGAGAGCAAATACGTAAAGGTTAAAGAAAAAGCGGTTTGTTGCGCATGACCCGATGGCATACCATTGACACGTTTGCGAAAATGTTCAGAAACGAGAAAAGGCCGAGAATCGGCAGGCCGGAGATCGTTAATATATTTTTTCAAGATGACATGATTGAAGAGACCCGAGAGATCAAAGACAAAAATATAAAGCAGCAAATAAACCCACGAAATTGAATAGCAAGCATACAGAGCATAAACCGTTGAGATATGCCAGCCAAAATAACCAATTCCCCAAAAGAATTCGACAAAATGATCAGTTAAATCCGTTAAACCTTTCAGCAAGGTCATTACCATTTTTACTTTATATATCATACAAAGTAAAAAAGCTTTATACTGATGAAGATTCCAGTTAAAAGACTTTGAATCATTATTCAAAAATCACCATTTACATAATGATAAATTAAAAAACTTATTAACCCGATTAAAACATCCGCCAATAAATATATCCAAGCTTTTTTGTTACCTTTAATCGCATTATACGCAAATAAAAAATAGAGAATAGAATGGATGGGTCTTAAATTATTCCACCATATTTTCTCTCCAAATGTTTCCGCTCCTGTTTTTCTAGCTCCTGTTAAATATATATAAATAAAACCGATCGCTGGTAGTAAAGCCAAGTAACCTAAATATTTCAAATAATTTATATTTATATATTTCGCAAGAAGAACAAATAGAGAACGAACACCTATACATCCGATTAAAAACATCAAAATTCTTTTTTGTATCTGATTCATTTTATTATAAACTATCTAATATTATAAACTATGTAATAATATAATTTTGGATGATAATAGTTTAAAATTTTTTGACACCTTCGCGAATTTCAAATGCTATTTTTTATTTGGGTAATTTCTACATTTTCGTTTCCAAACACCATTTGTAATGCCTCACCGAGTAATTTTTTTTCTGCTTCCAACAGAGGAGCATAATAATTATGTTGACGTAACTCGCCTCTATGCCATTCCAATTGCCGCACATATTGATTTGGATCTAACCTTCCACCATATTTTTCTCGCATATTTTCTAGTTCTGCTTTCGTTAAAGGCACTTCAAAGCCGCCTTCATCTATACCTGCTTCTCGAATTGGCTGCCACTCCGTTGGTTTATTTGCATTATACCATTCCAAAATGGGTAAATATGACTTAAAACTTTTTACCAAGACTTTGATTTTATATGTTTCCATTTTTACGGCGTTGTATGGTTGTTACTTTTTGTATAGTTATCAATAAAAAATAATTCAATTTTTATTCATAAGCATTTCTCAAATTTTAAAATATTTATTTTTCCCTCTACCACCCACAATCCTCCATTAGCATCCGGTCAAACCGCTCTTCGTCTCTTTGTCGCTTGGCTTCGATCGCTTCGATGGCTTGCTTGCTCTTCGGCTTGGGGTCGTGTAAGTAAGGAATATACTTGGTGAAATCGGCGAGCCACGTGATAACTTGGCCTTCCACTTGTAAGAAGCCAGTGATTGGCACTTCCGAGTTTGGGCAGAGCTTATCCAGAGCTCGAAAGGTCTGTGCTTCCACATTCATGGCCCACAAGCAATTCTCGAAGGTGATGTTTTTGCACGCCACCCACAGTTGATTCCAATAGGGCTTGTCGGATTCAATGTCCTTGACCCATTTGAGTAGATTGGTATAGCGCTCCGCATGAGTGAATTCCTTGTCTTCGTTTGCGCCGATGGCTTTAAACGCTTGCTGTTCCCAACGCTTAAACTCGTAAACGCCCTTGTTGTAATTGCTGTGTTCGAGCGCATAAGGCACGAACGCGTTGATAAAGGCCGTGCGCAAAGCCTCCACCGTGGTGAATTTTTCCCACTCTTGCCACCAGCTTGCCAATGCCCGTTCAACCCAGTCCCGTGCGCGTTCATTCACATTCTTGGGGACGGTTAAGCGCGGTTCGTAAGGAACTTCACGTGAAGTCGGCCACTGCCCCATCAACCAGCCCCCTTCTTTACTGAACTTCCGGTCATGCTCTGCTTGCTGAACTTGCCTCGCCATTGCCTGTTCTTGCTCCTTATCAAGCTTCGCACGCAGAATGGCTCTTTGGCGTGCGTGCATAGGCGCATCTGCTTCCCAGACCAAGCGCTCCCGCTCGGCTTTTTCGGCTTTTGCTATATGTTCTTTTTCTTTTACACCGGCTTCCAAATCTACAGTTAACTGCGGTTTGCCCTTTGCGACCGAAGCCCAGTTAAAGACTGTAGTAGACATGTTGATTAATTTGATTGTTTAAAATAACTTTAAATCCTTTAAAGTAATTCAATTTTTTGCTTAAAACCACTTCTTCAGCTCCAATTGTTTATCGTTACTGTAAGAGAGAATAGGCAATGTCAATGGGACGACTAAAGTGCTAGCATCGCGTTTATATTTCATATAACTCTCTGCTTCACTCCACACGTTGTTGATGGCATAATCTAAGACGATTTTATTTAAATCATTTATTTGTTGGGCAATATTGGCGGGCTGATTTTTAGCATATTGAAGAAAAAGGCCGCGCATGATGATTTGGAGTTCATCCATATTTTGTTCACCGACAACATACTGTTGATTGGATTTATTGTAGACACCGGCTCGAATGCCATTTTGTAATATTTGTATATTTTTGCCACTAAAAAATGCGTTTGATAAAACGGTATCATACCAATTGCCGGTCATGACTTCGCGGCAAGAGTAATTCGCGCTATCGACCGGGATTCGGTCACTCATCGAAAAACGAACATCACTATTGGGGCCTAATATATTTACTCTGCCATTGATATTTTGCATACTATTCATATATAAATCGAATAGAAAATTTTATTCCGTCGAAAATTTTATTCCGTCGAAAATTTTATTCCGTCGAAAATTTTATTCCATGGAAAAAGTATATTATATTATATATATAGTCATGTTTCAAAAAACCGTTGCGACTATTGCTATAGTGATTTTAATTATAGCTTTATGTTTTATTGGCATCGCGCTTTATCGTGCGAAATATAAATCCGCCTATCCCCCCGTTATTGCTAATTGTCCCGATTATTGGGATGTCTCTGGCAATCTTTGTATTAATAGTATGAATTTAGGCAAATCCACATGTAGTGTGCCAATGGATTTTACAAAACCCTCGTGGACCGGTAATTCTAGTATGTGCCAAAAATACCAATGGGCCAAATCATGTAATTTGACATGGGATGGCATCTCCGATAAAGCGAAATTATGTGGGTCATAAAAATAGGAAAAACCTTAAGGATGAATTAAATATAAAAAGATTAATATATTGTTTACTAATGCAATCTATTAATTATAATAAGATTTTGAATCGAGAATCGATTTCTATAGTCATCAAAAATATATTACAACAATTTGAAAAAAATAAATATAATTTTTCGTTTAAACGGGGAATCTATATTTACGGTGCGCCGGGTAGCGGCAAGACGCAATTTGTTATAAATTTATTGAATGAATTGAATTACGATATTATTAAATATGACGCAGGTGATATTCGTAATAAAACGATCATTGATACTATTACGAAAAATAATATGTCGGATAAAAGTGTAGTAAGTTTATTACAAAAAAAATCCAAACCCATCGCGATCATTATGGATGAAATTGACGGAATGAATAATGGCGATAAAGGTGGCATCAATTCCCTTATCAAAATTATTCGGCCCAAAAAAACCAAAAAACAAAAACTCGAAGAATTATCATTTAGTCCCATCATTTGTATCAGTAGCTATCATGTCGACAAAAAAATAAAAGAATTAATGAAGGTGTGTCATGTATTTGAATTAAAAAGCCCAGCACCCGGTGAAATTCAAGCGATTCTAAAGTTATCCATGCCCTCATTAGAGGATAGTGTTATTTTGAATATGGTGAATTATCTACAAGGGGATTTACGGAAATTAAATTCCATCAATAATATCTATAAAAAACATCATTCGATTTTAAAAAACGAAATAATACAAAATATTTTCAAACCTAAATCGTATAACGAAGATACGAAAGAAATTACACAGAAATTATTTACGAATTCCTATACAATCGCGGATCATACCAATATAATGAATGATACCGATCGCACGATAGTGGGGCTCTTGTGGCATGAAAATATTATCGATATTATTGGGAAAGAACCCAAGCAGAACGCGATTCCACTCTATACAAAAATTTTAGACAAGATCTGTTTTGCGGATTATATTGACCGCATTACTTTTCAAAAACAGATTTGGCAATTTAATGAAATGAGTTCTCTGATAAAAACATTTGCCTGTAATAAACTTTATCACGACGAGATGCTGTCAAATAAAAAAGCCGCTACCGGAGAGATTCGTTTCACCAAGGTCTTGACAAAATATAGCACTGAATATAATAATTCTATATTTATTCAAGAATTATGCCAGAAACTCTCTTTGGATAAAAAAGATACCTTTTCTTTTTTTCTGGATCTGCGTATGAAACATACCGATGACGAAATATATACCATGTTTGAAACCTACGATATTACAAAATTAGACATCAATCGCATTTATCGCTATTTAGATAAATATACCAACACTGATTGTAAAGTTGGAGGCGACGATATGGCGATCGAATCCGATATAGATATGATGGATGGTGAATTAGGTCATAATGGAAACAGTGAATATTAATATTTCTTTTTAAGCAAATATACCAAAAGAAATAATATTTAAAAGGTATTATTTCTTTATTATATTAAATGAATTTGGTTATTACCGAATCGCTCGGCTCAAAGAAGAAATTGCGACAGACCATGTGTCTGAATATGATTGTAAAAAATGAAGCAAATGTCATTGTATCGACCCTGAACAATCTCTCTAAATATATTGATTTTGATTACTGGGTTATTTCCGATACGGGTTCGACTGATCATACGCAGCAAATTATTCGTGATTATTTCTTAGAAAAAGGTATTCCGGGTGAATTATTTTCACATGAGTGGCATGATTTCGGCTATAACCGTAGCAAAGCACTGGAATGTGCGTATGACAAAACCGATTATTTACTCATCTTTGACGCAGATGACAAAATTCTCGGCGATTTTAAACTACCTTTTACAGGAGGGGCTGGTGCCACCTATCCCGATCGCTATATGCTGAAAATCGGTAAAGGCTTTGAATATGTGCGACCTTTACTGATCAATAATCGCAAACGTTGGGAATTCAAAGGAGTCTTACATGAATTTTTATCCAATATGGAGCCAGTTCATGGGGATGCCACCGTCGGTGGGGATTATCATATTGATTCCGGACGCACTGGAAATCGCAGTCAGAATCCAACCAAATATTACGATGATGCCGTTATTCTTGAGAAAGCGTATTATAAAGAACTCCCTTTGCCGGATAAAGGACTCTCCGGGCGTTATGCTTTTTATTGCGGACGCAGCTATAGAGATGCCGGTGAAAAATATCAAGATAACTCAATCGAATGGTTTAAAAAAGTGTTGGATATACCACACCATTGGCACCAGGAAAAATATTACGCGGCACTCGAAATAGGCTGTATTTATAAAGACCAAAAGAAAATGGATTTGGCTGTCCAATACTTACTAAAAACATTGGAATATGACATTGAACGGATTGAAGGGCTTATTATGGCGATTGAATATTTTTATCAAACCGGCCAATACATTCTCGTGAATGCGCTTTACCATAAATTCAAAAATTATAAGCGGCAGTTACCAGATAAATTGTTTATTAATATGTATTTTTATCAAGATCGTTTAGAATTTTTTAATGCTATTTCAGCGCATTTTATAGATGATAAAGTGTCTGGATATCAGTGCTGTAAACAAGTGCTCACCAATCAATTACAGGGATTCAATGAACTGAATCTTATTGTTAATAATTTATTCTGTTACAGAGGGATTCTAGAAAAGGATGATAGCTTAGCCTTTTTCTACGTGGTGGATAATTTATTATTTAAACATAATGAGTTAGCGAATAATCCAAATGCGCTGGAACTCTGGAATATTTTGTTTAAACAAAATCGCACACGACTCACTGCTTTGAATAAAGGTGCGATCAAAAATATCCAAAAAACGTTAAGTGGACCAAAAAGCGCAAATAGAGTTTTAATCACATTTACGACATGTAAGCGGCTGGATTTATTTAAAGAGACACTACATTCCATATTGAATCATTGGACAGATGTGGACCGGATCACGGATTGGCTCTGCGTCGATGATAATTCTTCGAAAGAAGACCGGCATTTTATGAAAACCACCTATCCATGGTTTGAGTATTATATGAAAACGCCCGATGAAAAAGGGCATCGCGCAAGTATGAATATTATTTGGAATAAATTAAAGACATTGAAGCCGACGTATTGGATTCATATGGAAGATGACTTCTTATTCCATCACCAGACGGATTATGTGACGCAGGCTGTCTCTCTATTAGCAAACAATAACTACAACGTAAAACAGGTGGTCTTTAACCGAAATTATTCGGAAATTGTCGACCATTATGTATCACGTGGTCATTTGCCATCTACAATACCCAATATTGTCCTACATGAACATCTGCCACATGAAACCGGGAAAAATTATATGAATGTACACTATTGGCCACATTACAGTTTTCGACCAGCGATGACTTTGGTCAAATCCATTTTGAAATTGGGTAATTTTGACTCACCCAATCAATTCTTTGAGCGTGATTATGCGAACAAATGGAATGAGGCCGGCTACAAAACCGCATTTTTTAACCGAATTACGCACCGTCATATTGGTCGGTTAACATCGGAAATCAATACGGGGAAGGTGAAAAACGCATATGAATTGAATGGGGAAGAACAATTTCAAGTAAAAGCAAAAAAAATACCGACAAGCAATGTGAAAGTCGTGAATTTAGAAAGACGTTCTGATCGTAAAACCAGCGTTATCAATATGTTCAAAACCGCCAAAGTCAATGATTTTATTTTCTATAAAGCAGTCGATGGAAAAACACTAGACAGCACGAATGCTCTAAAAAAACTCTTTCAAGGCAATGATTTTGGTAGTCGACGAGGCGTAATTGGCTGTGCATTGAGTCATTACCAACTGTGGAAAGAACTGGTGGCCGATGAGGATCATTCGTATTATATGGTATTTGAAGATGATATTGAGTTAAACCGCGAGACATTTAAAGCACAGTTGGATACATTACAGCCGGAGCTGGAAAAACAAGAGTTGCTCTTTTTAGGCTACCATATGTTTACACAAAAAAGGGCTGAAGTGAAACATATATATGATGTCGAAGCGGCGGTGCTTAAAGTTGAACCCTTGAATAAGGACTTATATATTGGCGGCACTTTTGCTTATACCGTGAATAAAGTAGGTGCGCAAAAATTAATTGATTATATCGAAACGAATGGCATTAAACATGGCATTGATTATATGATGAAAATTACGACCAATTTGAATATTACCGAAATACAACCTTTTCTGGTTTTTTCAGAATGGTATGAAACGAGCAGCAAACCGATTGATACCGATATCCAAACCAATTATGACAGTATCGATTTTAGTCAAACATTAGAAGATCAATTTGACTTCAAACCACAGCTGGACCAAATTGGCTATGATATTTATTATGAACCCGGTTCTATTACGAATTGTATGGCGAAAGCGTTAAAGGATCCGAACTGTATTGGATTTAATACTCTGGGATTTTTCAAAAATAAAGCGGATACATTGACTCCTTCACAATATTTCAAAGAAAAAGATGGAATTTATATAAAAAAGCCCAAACCCGCGCCAGTGCCAGTGCCAGTTCCCGCGCCAGATATGACGTTAATCGCTTATATACGCTTAAAAATGCTCTGTAATTGGTGCTCATCTGAACAACTCTGTAAAGAATGGGCCAATATGTATTTGAAGGATAAGAGTTGGAAAAATATTCAAATGACAGCCAGTGATGATCCAAGAGAGATTGATTATTATGTTATTATCAATTCACCACCGGCGGATGCGCAATTTGTGCCCGAAAAAACCATTATCTTTCAAATGGAGCCATGGGTCACGGATCCGGCAAAAAATTGGGGCGTCAAAACCTGGGGTGAATGGGCAATACCAGACCCCACTAAATTTTTCAAAGTCTTTACGCATAAAACACATCTAAACAGTGTCCAATGGCATATCGATTATCCTTTTTACACACAACCGATGGAAGTCACTAAACAGAACAAAATTGTCACCATCTGTAGTGAGAAGAATTTTGACAAAGGTCATCTCTTGCGCAATAATTTTATCCGTTTTCTGGAAACCATGACCGACGAGCAAATTGAGGTCTATGGGCGAGAGAATTATCACCAGTTTAAAAACTATAAAGGTGTCGTGCCGGCCGACAATAAATATAACGTTTATGCCAATTATAAATATTGTTTGTCCGCCGAAAACAATCGTGAGCACAATTACGCGACAGAGAAAATATGGGAAGCGATTTTGTGCGAAACACTCTGTTTTTATTGGGGGTGCCCTAATTTGGAAGACTATTTGGATGCGCGGGCATTTGTGCGATTACCATTAGAAGATCCGATCGCGGCCTTAAAAATCATACAGCAAGCAGTGGCGGAAGATTGGTGGTCTCAACGAATCGTTGTAATCAAACAAATGAAAGAAAAAATATTAAATGAACTGGGTTTTTTTCCCTTCTTAGAAAAGCAGCTGTCCTTGAAAAATTAGGAGAGATATATGGCTTCATGGCGAAGGGAGGCATTCTCTTGTTCTTTGAAATAATGTTCCGCCGGGACATAGAACCGAAAATCCGGCGTGAGGCGAAATACCATATTGAATAAATCATCGATTGGTGTATTTATATAACCATCCGCATAAGCTAACACTTTTTGTGCGCCTTTTTTAGAAATCAGATAAGCTGTAGTTTTATTAAAAAACCGTTTTTCGCATTCATAAAAATAAGTATTTACTGGCTGCGTTGGCGCAAAAGTATACCAATCACTTTTCGATAAAATAGACATATCCATATCCGCAGGTAAATGTTGTAGTAATTGTGCGAGTTCACTTAAGGGTTTTACCATTTCAACATCGTCCTCCAGAACCAAATAATAAGTCGTTGAGAGATCGGCTACCAATTGCCGCAACACATTCAAATGACTCCATGAGCAACCAAATTCGCCACGCATCATAGGTTCGCCATTTAAGCGCACGCGTGGATCATATAAATATGACGTGTCACGATATGTAAGCTGTTTAATTCCAGCGGAATCCGGCAGCTCAGTCACTTGAATGTCTTTACCATGAACGCCGTTAAAAATACTCGGTTCGAGACCTAAGACGGCTAAATCATACATTAATGTATCTAATTTCGCTAACCGCCCAGAAAATTCGGGTAAAGTAAGGAGATAAGTTTTAATATTTGTTGTTGGCGTCGTTTTGACGTTATACAGTATGGTATTCACAATGGGTTTATGGAAAAAATAAGAAGAACGATCAGTTTGATAAAAATTATAGTTTGGCATATAACAGGTTTGTATATGATTGGAGAGATAGGCCGCCGTCCAAGCCAATGTGCTCATAGAACAGATTAATGTCTTTGCTTGTTTCATAATATTAAAATCCATCATTAAAGAATTAGATTCAATGGATAAAGGAATAGCACGTGTTTGAAACCATTCAATACAGGTTGCTATATATTTTTCATCTTCGAGACAATTTGTTTGTTGATAGATCAAACAGATTTTCTGCTTTTCAAAAATCTCTCGTAGACTGGCAAACAAATCGAGATAATAGTCGACTTCAATGAAATCTGGTCGGCCTTTAAAATCACCTAAGCGAATGTGTATCGCAATATCATACTGTTTATCAGCGGGTAAAATGCTGTCATCGATAAGATCATGTAGTAAATAGCGCTCTTTCAAATCGGTTTCAATATAATGTTTATCTTTGTTTGATTTCATATAAGTTAAGATTTCGGCTTTATATTTCAAATAGATGTGTCCGAATTGAAAAAAACCATTCATACCGATATCAAAGTTTTCTAATTTTTTATTATACATGTAAAAAAAATTGTCATCGTCTAATGAGAGTGTTTTTTTCACATAAATGCCATGACCACTCTCTTTATTTATATAGATATTACTGGCTAGTTTCTCTACATCAATGGTATGTTTAAAAAAACCGAGTGTATTATACCCCATAATCGCATTATCCGAAAGGGCTTTCAATTCCATGGCTGCATTATCTTTATTACTTGTTTGCGCAATATCGTGACATTCATAATCAACACTAGGATAGTAAGTGAATTTATTTTCATGCGGTTGAAAATCCGCAGACAACGTATATTCTAAGGTTGGATTGAATATATTGACAATGGCGCAAGCCATATAGCGAAAAATGGCATTACCGAGTCGGCCACTCGGATAAAAAATCAATTTATGCTTTTTTACATCGCTTGATCCTGCTTCGCTTGATCCTGCTTCGCTTGACATAATATAGTTTGTATATAATTTGATCTATTTATATACAAATTCTTGAAAATAATTATTCAGAAATATCGTGATTATTATGTGTGTCATGCCAGCGTTTGACATCCACTTGATTCAGTGTCAATCGTAAATGACTCATACATTGTTCAGGACTATCAAAAAATAAATGATTCGTATTGGAATTGGGCAAGTCACTACGTGATTTAATGACATAGCCATCCGTGTCGCATGTGCCCGTCGCATCAACAATCTTATACAGTAGCGATTGTTCTTTGGAACCCACCACATACGGATAAGGAACGCCCGTCACGGCATTTTTAATAAAGGTCTGCGGTTTATTGGAGGGATAATAACGTCGACGCCGATTCGACTGCTTTTCATCCGTTTGATTTCTTCGCTCATAGCGTTCTTCGTAATACTCGTCCGCGCCATTTGAATGCTGATGCTCATAGTAATTGTCCATTCTGAGGTTTTATACTAGTGTTATTTATACTAGACGAATGTCTTTATATATTTTTTTAATTATATTTGGCTCATATGATGTTTAAGTAAAGTCTCGGTCAATATCTTAATTTCCGTATCTTTACCTTGAAGTAAATTGGATAAATGAATAATTTGCGCTTGCTGCTGCTGCATTATGTTCAAGACTTGCTCAATGGTAAGTTGTTGTGGCGGGCCATCTCCTTGTGTCAATGTAATCATTGGCATCGACATTTGCTGTTGTTGTATTGCTTTTTCCATCTCTCTTTTCCTATGTTTTTCAATCTCGACCATCTGTATTAAAACATCTGGCTTCATATTTGGTCGACCCGGTTCATACGTTTTTAATAATACTTCAATTTGATTCATAAAAAAATCACGCAAAAGTGGTTCTTTCACAAACATATCGACCGTTTTCGGTGATTCTTTGGTAAAATTTGGATTAATATTATCCAAAAGACGGCGTTTATCAAACGTATTATGTTCATGTGAAAAAACCAAAATAGTTTTTAACGGATCTAATTGAACAAATGGAATAGTATAATTTTGTAGGAAATGTTTCTCTTCAGCCAAAGCAGCTCCATCCTCATAACGCGTCAGTTTCAATAACTCCTTCCGAAAAGCAAATGTGCCAGCAGTGGAGTGGTTTGGCCCATAAGGCCCAAATTGATACATTTTTTGGATATGTTTGAAATAAATATAGACCTCACTACTGCCCGCACATAAAGCACCTGGCGTTTTTTTCAACATTTCCACAGCATGGGAAACACGCTCCGGAGGATAATAATCGTCATCGTCTATATAAACAATAATATCGCCAATGGTTTTTTCGTGCATTAAATTCCGTTTTTGACCTAATAACATTTTTTTATCGATGGAAAAATACTTCACTTGGGGTATATGTTTAACCAGGTCCTCAATTTTATCCGTGCCATCATCGATAATGATCCATTCCATTCGGTCTTTCGGATAAGTCTGGTGTTCAAAACATTTAATCATATAGGGAATAAAAGGGCGACGGTTAAATGTAGGTGTACATAAGCTGACAAAAGGCAAAGCGTTCATGCCAGGCTTTTTATTCTTATTCTTCCCCATGAATAATATATTAACTATGTAAGGCTTTAATATATTATTCGATCTTCTTTGAAAAATATTTCCACAAAGTGTAAAAAACTAAAAAACAATAGACAATCCCCATAATACCAGAAACAGTCGAATCTAAGTTCTCATAGGCTGCGCCGCAGGCGAAAAACCCAAATAAAATAACAATCGATTTCACGTTACAAGCCATTATATTCGCCACTTCCTTCCAATTTTGACTCATGGGTAAAAAGAATAAAGTCCCTAGTAAGCGAAGAAAAATAATACATGCTAGACCAATGGTTAAACCCCAAGCGTATAACAAAAAGCCTCCCCAAATAGTGACTTTCATATCGGAGCCGGTTGCTGCGCCAAAAGCGGCCCACCACCCCGTTATCAAAGCGACCAAACTAATCAATACCGTAAAAGGAAAGCCAATATAGATCTGAAACGCATGATTACCTAAGGGACTGTTGGGTGTAAAATTATCTAACCAGCCTTTTAATAAGGCTCGGTTGCTTTTGAAACAACCGGCGACCGTTTTCGCAAACCAATTTGTCAATCGCTGAACCTTGGATAAAGCATGTAATTCCTCTTTAGTGGAACCTTTGGTAAGTATTAAATTGTAAGGAAAATTATCTTCAAATACACCGAAAGAACCAGATGCGGTTTCGTTACAGTTTACATCCGTATATGGCCCTTGTTTTATAACTTCATAACTAGGCGCCGAGTAAAACAATTCATCGGTTGGTAATATATTATCTAGATCGCTTCCACGCGAAGTTAAATAAATAAAACCAGAACCAAACATACCAACCAGAAACGACAAAATAAAATAATAAAAAAGCGATTTAACGAAATTTAACCAGCTGGTCGTATTTTTAATATCAATTACATTACCATTTTCGTCGGTCAATTGGCCGGCTGAATTACGTTTATTGGTCGTTTTTGGTTTTGAAAGTATACTATTCTCACTCATTAGATTATATACTTTATATATAATAAATTTTAGTAAATTAAAAACCGAATTCTAAGTGAACCGAATTCTAAGTGAACTGAATACACCAGTTCAGTATAATTTAATAAATATATATAGTATAGAATGGTGTATAAAACACATAAAAAAAATAATATCCGACACAACAAAACCAGCAAAATTGTGACGATAAATAAAAAGAAAAATTGTTATAGCGACAATGATATGGGCGCAATATGTACAACTGGGCAATATAGCACGTATGAGGGTAATTTTTATAAAAACAAAAACAATTTAGAAAAATTTAAGAGCATTCGCGATAAATTTAAAATAGACCCCAAATACAAAAAATTCAAAACACAGAGCGAAAGATATACCAAATATCTGACAGACAATTTTAATGCAGGGGAATTACCTAAAGTTGTGCATCAAGTTAAAAATGATTTTTATAGTTATGTAAACGATGAATGGTTTAAAGAAAATGACATTGAAAATGGTAAAAAAAATTATTATGTCCAGTTTGATAATTTTCGGATTGTACAGGAACAAGTCTATTACAAATTGATTGATTATACAAAAGCGTTTATTAAGGCCAACCCAAGTTCTAAAAAAGCAAAAGCCATTAATAATGTATACCGCTCACTCTCTGAGAATACGATGAAATCAATGTTTCGCCATGTCGCGGCGGTACTAGAGGAATTGGATGGTTATATGAAAAATGAGGATATGTATGGTTTATTAGCGATGGTAAATTCCAATGAAACAATTTCATGGTGTTCACCCATTCAATGGTCTCTTTCACCGGATGAGAAAAATGTCAAGCAATATATTAGTCATTTAGGGTTTGGACGTTTGGGTATCTATGATTATTTAATCTATATTGATGATCTACCTGGTGATGATTCGGAGACGAAAAAATATAAAAAACTCGTCAAAAAAGAGTATTTACATTATATTGGTGAAGTATTTAAGGCATGTGTGGGATCAAGTAAAGCGGCACATTATAACCCACAAGATATTTGGGATGTGGAATATGAAATGTTGCTCGAAATGGGCTGCGATGAACATATTAAAAGTGACCCCAACTTTTATAATAAAATCAGCGCAGATGAACTTGAAACGACGTATGATTTTGATTGGAATTTATTTACAAAGAAACTCGGTTATACAACAAAGCCCAAACATATCGTCATTTCGAATTTGAATGGCTTCAAATGTATGGTGCGATTGTTTAAGAAAAATTGGAATTCCCCCAAATGGCAAACATATTGGCTATTCATTCAATTTAAACAAATGATTCGCTTTGAAGACTCTTTACGGGATATTCATTACAATTTTTATAATAAATTTCTGGAAGGTCAAGCCGCACCGATGCCAAAAGAAATTTATCCCATCTTTGGTCTCTCACTATTGTTCAATACTTTTTTGGCCGAAGAATACGTCGCTCATAATTACAATCCTCTCTATGTCAACTATGTAAAACATTTGGTCGATGATTTAAAGGAGTTATTCATTAGTAAAATCGAAATCAATACATGGCTATCGCCATCTACAAAAAAGGCCGCATTAGATAAATTACGAAAATTAACGATTTTAGTCGGCAAGCCTGAAAATTTACGCTATGATCCTATTTTTGATTATAAAGCCGATGATCCGTTATATAATGTGGGCTTACTCTTACGCTGGAAGCATAAAAAATATATTACCTTGGAAGGTAAACCGGTTATAGATATACCGGAATTTGATTGGAATGTCTTTAAGTTGGTTGGGACACAATGTTATATGGTGAATGCGTATTATCGGCCGAATAGTAACTCTATTTATGTGCCTTTAGCTTATTTACAAAAGCCGTTTATTGATTTAGAAGAACGTGGTTTAGAATATAATTTAGTGTATATTGGTTATACATTAGGGCATGAATTGTCACATGCGTTAGATGATACTGGCAGCAAATTTGATGCGGATGGAAATTTGAATAATTGGTGGACGGATGCGGATAGAAAAGCCTTCAAGAATAAAATAAAGGATGTGATTAAACAATATGAAACATTCGCGGCCCGTGATGGTATAAAATTTGATGCGGAAATGAGCGTCGGAGAAGATTTAGCGGATATTTCGGGGATGGCTTTAGTCGAAACATACTTATTGGACAATCAAATTGCGAATGATGAAACGGTTAAAATAAAGAAAACGAATTTATCGAAATTGTATATGAATTTAGCAATTCAAGGGCAACAAAAAATATATAAAAAAGCTATAAAAGCTCAATTAAAAATGAATCCACATCCTTTAGAAAAATATAGAGTGAATTGTGCATTGGCTCGTTTGGAATTATTTAAGACAATTTACGGAATTAAAAAGGGGGATGGAATGTATTGGAATAATGATACAATCTGGTAATTTCATATATGGTAATTAGAGAAATAGTTTAGCAAATATAGCTCAAAATTTTATATTTAAATATTAAAACAATTAAATATAAATATTTTCCATTAACCCTTTGACAAATATTTTTTTTGTTTTATATATATATAAATGGCTCGAACACGAAGACACAGACACTCTAAACGCGCCTCGCGCAAACATACCGCTGTCCGCAAAACGGCTAAGCGCGCTGCACGCCGAGGGGCTCAAATGGCCGCCTCTGCTGCTCGCGGTGCCGCCAAGGCTGCCTCTAAGGCCGCATCCAAGGCTGCGTCTGCTTCCCGCTCGGCTTCTGCCTCCAAGGCTGCTTCGGCTGCCAAGGGTGCCGCTCAAGCTGCTTCCAAGGCTGCTCAGGCCGCTCAGTCCGCCTCCAAGGCCGCTGCGGCTGCCAAGGGTGCCGCCGCCAAGTAAATTTTTTACACCATTAAAAAATAATAATTTTATTTGAAAAATTATTATTATACACCTTTTCACATTAAAAACGCCGATAAAGTAAAATATCAACTAATATAATAAAATGGAAAATAATTGCGATAATATACTAAAAATTATGAAAGAGTCATTTAATCAAATAGAGGTATATAAAAATAAAAGATACAATGTAATACTTCAAACAATTGAAGAAAAAATAGAAATAGATAAAATAAAAACTATGAATATAGCAAATTATTTGAAATCTGTTGAAGTTTATTCTATATTTTGTAATAAAGATAAATAACTTACACAATTTCATACGCAAATTTTTCTATAAAAACGGCGTTTTAAATGTTAAAAGGTGTAAAAGAATTAGCGAGCATATAGCAACGCCGCATTACCCGATGTAAATGTCAATATATTGAATCTCTCTTCTAACACGGTTAAATCATAATTATAATCATATACACGCCAAGTTGGTTTGTTTATACCGATGATTGCGCCACTCAATTGATCACATATCGTAAATACTTGTGCGGACGGGTCCAGTGGCGGCTGATAGGTACTGAATTCAAACTCAATATTTTTGAATTTACTCAAATTGATGGCTCCACTTGGTTGGAAATCAAATGGATTGGTATTTAAATTGAAATTATAACAATATAAACCATCCGGTGAATGACCCGTCGAGCGCGCATATTTTTCCACATAATTGAACACACCCGCATCAAATTGATTTTCTCGATATTTGCCATCCAATAGTAGAGCCCAATTTTGCATAATATCCTTTTGATTGCTTGGGTTGTATTGACCGGTCACATAAATACTCGAAGGCGCATTGGTTTCACCATAATAACAGCCGATACCTACAGGATTTACCGCCGGCGTATAATTATCATAACCAGTCATTGTCAAAAGCGCATAACCATTTTGGGCCGTTGGGTTTTGTAAATCCGAGGGCAAATAATCATAGGGCCAATTACTGTAATTCGACCATTCATTCCGCATATACGCATCACTGCGCTGAAAATACCACATCCAATTGGCAACCATACTTAAACTATCGAGTAGGACTTTTTTGGTCCCGGTTACATTAGGAAAAGAATACTCATAGATTTCTTTAATTAAATACTTCTGATCTTGCGACGCAAACACTTGCATTTCATCTTCATTGAGAAAAGCATATGTGCTAATTAAATGGACATCCGCGGCCCAATTCGTCCGCTTATCCGCATTCGTATAATCAAGTTGAGGATTGGGTGGTTGTTGTATAAATTGATAGAATTGAAAAAGATTATCGGTTTGATTCGCCTGTTGATAATTCATATCCATACTAGTGACATCACGCACCACATACAGTTCGTTCACAGGGCGCATTTCAATATCTATAAAAAGTTCATTGTATTGTAGACTAACTAAAGGAAATGCCATTTTTGCTGCCAAGGTAAACCACGCATTAATAGGAATATAGAGTTTACGCGAACGAATTGATGGCTCCGAACCTAATTGTGACCCATCATAATAGGCACTTGGATATACATTGACACGGGTGCCGGAATTCGCCGGATCATTCAATTCAGGCACATTACCGGTCATATTATAATAGAGTTGTTTCTTGCTTTCATCAAAATCCCGTTCGACCAAATTTTGTAAATAATTACCGGAAAATTTTTGAATGATTTGACCGCCAATCGAAAAACGCACTTCTTTAATCATTTGGGTGCCTATATTTTTAATCCATTTGAATTCATAGGGTCGCCACTGGCCCTGATCACGCTGTGCGCTGGGTGGTAAAATGGGACTCCAAATATTGGGTAGGGTCACGACTAAATATGTATCCATCAATAATTCGGCATAACGTAGAATTCGAAATTTAAAATGCGATGATTCATTGAGCCGTAAGGTGCGCAAGCCATCAAAATCGATCCGAAATTTTTGTAAGCCAAAATTAGTATATTTAGCATATTTACATTTAAATAAAGTCTTGGATGGATTACCATTTAAGAAGATATTCTGATTTCCATATGAAATTAGATTTAATAATCCGCCTGGCATCGTTTCTATATATTACATTTACTTTTTTAACTCTATATATTTTTAAATTTTAAAAGCAACTTTATTACATTTATTATAAAAATAAAAAATGGCGAGTTAATATAAGATAATGAGCTCGAACAGTGTGACGGAAATGAGCGAAAAAGGTATAAGATCTATAACCGATTCAAAAGCAGGTGTGTGGGCGAGCGACCAAACCAATAAATTAATTGAAAAAGTCCGGTCAGGCGCAGCGTTATCCTTTAATAAAAAATTGCCATCGAGCTCGGGTGCTATGAAAGCACTAGGTGATTTTGGCAATGCCGATGCTATAACTCAATTAATGATTATTATTATAGTTTTTCTTTTTTTCATTATATTTTTGTGGTCCTACAATAAACTAAGTCTAAATAAAAAAAATTGTAATAATATAAATAAATTATACGATGACTTTCCTTTAATTAGTAGCATCAATGCATCAAATCCGATTTATCAGTATAAATTGCGCGATTATTATATTAAATCCGCTTATAATTGTTGCTCGGCTGGAAAATTCAAAAACGATTTTGTCAATTTATGTGCGCTGAAAAGTTGTATTAAACAAGGTGCGCGCTGTCTAGATTTTGAAATCTATTCCGTCAATAATCTACCAGTGATCTCCGTATCCTCCAAGAGCAACTATACCTCAAAAGAAGCTTATAATAATGTGCTATTTTCTGACGCAATGACCGTGATCTCTACATATGCTTTTTCAGGAAATACTTGCCCGAATCCAAACGATCCTTTGATTTTACATTTTCGAATCATGTCCAATAATTCGATTATTCATGATCAAATGGCAACAATCCTATACAATACCTTAGAAGATCGGTTACTTGGTAAAAAATTTAGTTATGAAAGTGATGGCTTGAATTTGGGCAGTTATGGTCCACTCACTAAATTAATGGGTAAAGTCATTATTATGATTGATAAATCCAATCCTTTATTTGCCAGCAGTAAATTGTATGAATATGTCAATATTACAAGCAATTCCGTCTTTGTCCGTAATTTGCGTTATACCGAGGTAAAATTTTGCCCGGATGCCGATGAATTGCTAACATATAATAAGCAAAATATGACCATTGTTTTACCCGATTTATCCGCTTCTAATAAAAATTTTTCACCCGCTGTAGCGATGACGTATGGGTGTCAAATGCTTGCGATGTCTTTTCAGAATTTTGACCCCAACATGGATTATTATACACAACTGTTTGATGATTATGGTTCGGCGTTTATATTACGCGATAAAATTTATCGGTATATTCCATTGTTTATCAAGTTACCGCCAGCGCAAAATCCCAATTATTCTTATGCTGATCGCACCGTTCCTTTATTGGATGGCATTAAGCCATTGACGTTATAAACTATTTTCTTCTTTTATATTAAATGGCGACTGGTAAAAATAAAAATAAATTAGAAGAAAAAGAAATGGAAATATTACATAATGCGGTTGGTATAGCTGAATCAAAAACGGGAAAAAAGATAAAACAATCAAATGATATTCTGAATATTATTAAAATTTTAGAGGATTTTATGCGGCGGAAAAAAGTTGTTTGCTATGGCGGCACTGCTATTAATAATATTTTGCCAATAACCGACCAATTTTATGACAAAGATGTGGAAATTCCCGATTATGATTTTTTTTCACCAATGGCTTTAAAACATGCCAAAGAATTAGCTGACATTTATGCCAACCATGACTATGGTGATGTAGAAGTGCGATCGGGTGTTCACGCAGAAACATATAAAGTGTTTGTGAATTTTATACCGATTGCGGATATAACCCAGTTGGAGCCGAAAATTTTTAAAGTGCTCATAAAACGTTCTATCCGTAAAGAAGGTATTTCTTATGCTCCACCAGATTACCTGCGCCTCCAAATTTATAATGAACTTTCACGTCCGGACGGCGATGTCAGCCGCTGGGAAAAAATATACAAACGCTTGCTGTTATTGAACAAAGACCATCCGATCAAAGAGAATCCCAAATGCTCGGAAATAAATTTTATGAGAGATTTTACAGGTAACCCCGAATTAAATGATACCCTCTACAATTTGGTGAAAGATACGATGATCAATGAAGGAGTGGTGTTTATCGGTGGTTACGCAAGCAGTTTGTATGGCCGCTATATGCCGCCGGATCAAAAAAAACAATTACAACATGTGCCGGATTTTGATGTGCTGGCAGAAGATCCCAAAGCAGTTGCTTTTATTTTGAAAGAGAAACTGGAAGATGCGGGTTTTGAAAATGTGAAAATAAATAAAAAACCAAGTGTAGGCAATGAAGTGATTATCACACATTACGAAGTGGTCGTCGATGAAGATACCCTTTGTTTTATTTATGAACCGTATGGCTGTTATAGTTTCAATGCGATAAAAATAAAAGATAAAACCATAAAAGTAGCTACGATTGAAACAATGTTATTATTTTTACTGGCTTTTCTTTATGCGGATCGCCCGTATTACGATGAAGAACGTGTGATGTGTATGGCACAATATTTAATCAATGTCCAGGCGAAAAACCGATTAGAACAAAAGGGTTTATTAAAACGTTTCAATATTAATTGTTATGGAAACGAAAAAACAATCGTAGAAATACGCAGTGAAAAAGCAGCCAAATACGAAGAACTCAAATACATGAAAGAGAGTAAAGAATATAATAAATATTTTTTTAAATATATACCGAGCAAGTATATGTCGAGCAAACATAAAAAAGCCTCGAATGCGTATAAAACAAAACGCAAGCCTTACACCAAAGCAAAGAATAGAAATCCTTATACCAAAACGAAAAAAGATAAGAAACGACTATTCAATATTTGGTAATATATTTAGCTGATTTATAATGATTTAAATTTATAACTAATATATAATGAATATTTTTTATTATATATTATTTCTCTTTATTGCGGTTCGCATCTATTTTTTATTTTTTCGAAAGAAAGGACCAAGACCAGTAAAAAACCATATAAAGGAGGGGTTTGAATCTCTCACAAATTGTTTGGATCAAGGTTACCCCAATGACTTTTGTTTGCGAGCCCCCATCGAATCCTGTGTGACAAATTGCCCGATAGGCGCATTTTTTCCCAAAAAATTCAATACATTCTTTTAGGTCAAATTATCTAAGAGACTGAACCAGCTGAGATGACCAAATGAAGCGATTTTAGTATAGCAAAAAGTGGATTTGAACGATGGCGGTATATTCTTTTTGAAAACGATTAGGGTGTCAATCAAATAAAGAATAAAATAACAAAAATAAAGCCGCCACCATAATTCTATTTTGGTTTTTAAAGTAACATAACTACAGACCGTGGTAGAATTATTTATGAAAAAATCATTCGTTGCCACTACACCATTTATTAATCGCGAATAGATGTTTTTCTCTCTTTTTATATTGAGCGCTTTGAATGGCGAAGTAAATGTAATCAGTTTAATAAAGAGATTTTTACAACGCTTATGTTCGGTAAAGAGGTGGGGGGAAATACCATCCACATAGCGTCCTTGAAATTTATGTGCGCAACTCGTTAAAAAAGGTATATGGGAGGACCGCAAAATACATGTAATGAGGTGTGTGCGACTTTTGAATTTTGATATCACCCGTTGCTTCTTTTTTTTGGTATCATAATAATTTATATAAAGTTTTTCATTCAGCATGATCCCTGGCGCAGCATCATTTGGATAAAGTTGATAAATCGCTTTTCTTACGACATCCTCGAATATAAAGAAATTTTTATTTGCTTTATAATAAGAAAATAAGGTATCAATGTCTGTATAAATTGTGTCGGGGCATCCACAACTATACCATACGGCAATCAGTGCGCCAATACTACAACCGGCGATTTTATTTATTTTTATATAGTGCGCCTCGGCTAAATGATGTATATATAAGGCCGCACCGATTCCGGTTAAGCCATTCACAGCACCACTATCGAAAATCAAATTTACTTTGGGTGGTAGAAATTCAGGTTTAACATTAACAATAAGTGCTTTGATATATTTCTTTAATACATTGACGTGAAATAAAGGGTTTTCACCAATATCATCTCTCATGCGTGACCGTTGAAATGAGCGCGGATAAATTATTAGGAAGAATAACGCTTAATAAACAACCTTTGGGAAAGGTTGCGCCAAAACACTTTTACAAAAATGTATTAAAATTGTTTATAAAGGTTTTGCGGCACTTTTACAAAAATGTATTAAAATTGTTTATAAAGGTTTTGCGGCACTTTTACAAAAGTGTGGTTTTGCGACACTTTTACAAAAGTGCGTTTATCTCTCCAAGAAATACATACACTTAACCAAAAAATAATAGACACTTGCGAATGAAGCGCTCGTAAAAATATAACCCGAGAGACTGGGATTACCGTCCTTGTTAAAAAGGGAAGGTAATATTTTACAAAGTTGTTTTTGAATCACCGGCAATTGAAATAAGAAATATAAAATACCAATTAGCACAGGGGTTTGTAATTCATCATACCATAAATCAAACGAATTCTTTTTCTCTTGTTTTTGGGCCTGTGCACGAATAATGTCATCATTGGTTTGCTCTGCGCGAATATAATCCAGCTCGGTGGGTTGTGGTATATAATTGGGTTGAATACGAATATCCTGCGATAAATGTTGTTGATTTTGCGGAATATCTCTCGAAGGCAGTGTCGTCATGCCTGCCGCACTCGCTTGCTGTATACCTGTTACGAATTGATTTAAATTCTTTTGCATGGTAGCCGGATCATTCTCACGGTCTTGCTGTAAAGCTTGGGTCGGATTCGGAATTTTAATATTTTGGTCATAGGTATCCATGCGGATATTGTCACCTGTTTGCGGCGAAACAGGCAAGGAATCAATACTGGTGGTACCAATGTTCATTTATACTATTAATCGCATTAATAATTAATAGTATAGACGCAATTTTGGCTTAACTCAACTAAAAAGCAATTTTATTATTATTCTCCGGGTTACATTTGGTCATTTTTTCTTTGAACGTAAAACATTTATCGCCATAAGCATATGTATTTTTGGTTACTTCGCTTAAGGGTGGCGCTTTAAATACTAAACAATTGCGATCATTACATATTTTTCTAAATAAACTCGCTAAACCCATACCCAGTATAAAGGAAATGGCATATTTTCCATTCTCTGTATGTAGCAATTTCATAACTCCCAACTTTTTTTTCATTATATATTACCGGTATATATAATATATACCTTATTTTTGTATTGGAATACTTTTAATTGAACTACGATCCGATGGACATTTCACTTCGGTGGCATCAAACTTAAAACAATTTTGCGCCTTATCTATATATTCCATTGTCTCACTATTATCCGGCGTTGGATAAACGTGAATTATAGTGGGCGGTGGTGTTGAGAGATAAGCAAATAATAAACCGATCGATAAACTAACCAAAAACACCTTAACCGAAATATATCTGAAAAACATATACATTTAATGTATATAATTTTTTCTTACTTCCGTTCTTGTTCTAACTGATCCATTCGATATGGCAAGGCCACTAAAGTATAAAGTATCTTTTTCTCTCTGTTAATATCCATGTCAGATGATATATTATTTACAATACCCGCTTCAGCGCCTTCCACGGCGACACTATTTCCTTCGTCTATATTCGTTTCAATCGCATAATACGCATAATTCATATTACGTATTTTTTCAGTGAGGGGTTTGATGGTTGTCACATATTTTTCAACCATGGTGGTTAAATAGGCAGGTAACGGGTCGTTCGAATACTCTTGATATATATTTTTCAGCTCCGCGATTTCGGTCACAAATTCTTGAGTTGCGTCCAGTAATAAGGGTTCACGGTGAATACCACTAATCATATCGCCATAATTTTTCTGTATAACCATTTGTTTTTCATTTATCTGTGACAATTCATTTTTCAAGGTATTAAATTTATCTACCGTTTCATCTTTGGAATTAACCAGGCCAAATAAATAGTCCAATTTGGTCATAATGATCCGCATTTTCAAGTTTTCGCTTGCTTTATAATTTTTTTGCTCTAAATCGGGTATATTATCGTATAATTTACGTTTTAGATTGATGTTTAAATCACACGGTGTTTTATTACCACATACCGCTTTAAGCATGCCATTTTTTTCTTCAAAAATAGTGCCACCGGGTTTACCACAATTCGCACAATTCCCCAATAATTTTTTTATCCGTATCTTCTTTTCTTTTATGGATAGGTCTTTATTTTTTTTGATTACTAATTTTCGACGATTCATACTTTCTTCATACTTTTGCTTAAGTTGATAATATTTTGATAAGCTATCCATATTTATAATATTGTATTATTTTTTTTACCTGTATTATTTTACCATATTATTTAGAAACATAATACTATTTCATTACGCTAACATTGGCACTCATGATTCATTAATGATTCTTACCATTGCGGTAAAGAAGTTATCATGCCATTCGCATTTCCTTGTGTTTTTCGCAAGTAAGCCATTTGATGTAATTTTGATATAATATATTCTTTCTTTTTTCTATTTTTTATTTCTACTTCTGCTGGTGTTAATTTGCCTTTATAGCGATAATATAAGAATCCACCAATAAGCAGAAACAATAAGCAAGCCATCGAAAAATTAAAAATAATAGTGGCATTATTATCTTTAAATTTGCGGCATTCTTTCAGGGTGCCACTTAAAAAATATCGAACGCCAGGCTCAATCAGTTTGGGTGAAGTTACTAATAAATTATTCATTCTATATTTTAATACATTTATTTTAAAAATAAAATTATATGTAATATTTATACATATATGGCTGCTCCAAAAACGTCAACGCCCGATCCAGCGGCTGCCATGTTATTTTTTTTTATGGTAACTTCCGTTTATTGTATTGTCGGTATTTTTATGGGGGGTGGCGATATGAAAACAAAAATAATATTGAAAGTCGCATATATTTTATTTGTCATCATCGGTGAATACTTTATTAATATAAATTTGTCAAACGCTTTATGCGGTGTGAACCAATGGCGCACCGTCTTTTTCATTACACTTATCCCATGGTTAATGATATTTGGTATGCTTCATGTTTTCTTAGTGGTGTTTCCGGGCTGGATGTCTCCATTCGCAAATACATTTGGTTATTTTGTCGTGAAATTAATGGGCTTACCTGAATTAATGAAAGAAATTATTGCGCCTACTGGTAGCGATTCTGCTCAGCGTGCCATTTTAAGTATTACAGCGGATGATTCTTTATTAATTAATCAATTCTCACCGGAATCCGCAACTGAAACAACGGATAAAAATGGTGTGCGCACTAGACGCAGAGAGAAGTTTTATACTGCCTGGGATAATTTACAAAAGGGTGGAATTATTAAACCGATTGAGCCACGTGAGAATGAGATATTTCGTAAGAAATTATATAAATTCATTGAAATGAAATACACCATCTCCGAATATATTTGGAATATGTTGACTGGTCTTTTGGTGACTTCTATAAGCTACAATTATATTATAAATACTGGTTGTGAAAAATCGGCCGAAGATATGAAAAGACGCCATGATGAATATGAAGCTGCTCAAAAATCAAAATTAGCTAATAATTCGAAAATACAAGCCAATCAGCCAAATTATCGGCAGTCGGGTTAATGCGCCGTATAATAGACCACGCTAAAGTAAGCAATAATAGCCAGAAAGATCGATATTAACCAGACCGGAATAATTGTTTTTTTGCGAAACCCCACTCCAAATGCTTTTAAGGAACCATCGGGATTATACATAAAGGCCGGTTTTAAAAGATTAATGAGGCCAAATAAAATTATATAAATGAGAATCGCCACCGCTATTTTATTATGTCTAACCCAACGTTTTTCAAACATTATATAATAATATAATTTAAAAATATATTATTATTAATTTTAATACCCAACCATTTAAAAATGGCAAATATTCCAATCATCAGAACTGCGTCCACTATTGTGTTACATGGTGGTCTTGTACGCATTTCGCATCCTACTTTAAAATTTCTCTCCGTTAATATTGGGTTAAGACGTTCAAATGATTGGTTGAGAGGCACACTTTTCCTCAATCAGATGTCATATTATCGTTTATTGCCTAGCCAAGATTACCGGATCGAGATTAAAAATATCAAAGATAATTATATTTTAGCTGTGAATGAGAAAGTGATTAGCCAATCTACTGGTATGTTTGGTTACACGATTCACATCGATTTAAATAAAGCGGTCACAGATAGACCGTACGCGGATTTCTTCAAGTATTATTAAATACCATGCGCATAACCTGCCCCACCATTGATTTTCGCATATTCACACATAATATCCGCTTTCGTTAAATGGGGTTGCCTGCGTAAAACATATCCATAATCCAGACAATATGTATCTTCAATACAAGACATATAATCTTCGTTCAAAACATACTTGACACAAAACTCGGCGGTTAAAATTTGTGTATTTACACAGGTTTTCATATCTATCTCGTTCACATGTTGTTCCAGTGTGTTCATATCGTATTTTTTGTTTCGCAAGTCCAACCCCATTTTATTATATATATATATATATAATGTCTCCTTTGTTTTTCCCCGCCATCCTCATTACACTCCTTTTTTTCCTAAGTGGTTTTGAAAAGATCTCTATGTTTGCGCAATCAACTGGTAAATTTGCGAAAAAATTAAGCATCTCTTTACCTTTAGCTCAATTCATTATTGGGTGTGTGATTGTATTGGAAATAGTAGCGCCAACCATTATCGCCGCTTACCTTTTCACACGCTCCTTCACGTTAGTGCCTTTTTTTAAGCTATCTATTATCGCATTGAGCTTGTTCACTATTTTGGCGACTGCTATATACCATAATCCTTTGAAAAATAAAGAGAAATATTATGCTTTCATGTCGAATGTCTCGACCTTAGGTGGTTTAATGGCCTTGTATGTCGCGGTTTAAATGATATAATTTTTATTAAATTCTATATCATTTTACTAATAATCAAAATTTTCATCTCCATCCATTCCAAACTCTTCCGGATCATCATTTTCACCGCGATCGGTTATCATATTCTCTTCGCGCTCTATTTCGGCGTCCGCGGCATTTTCCTCCGCTAATCCGAAAGCTAAAATATCTTTATTCGCATCGGTCACCCCACTCTCTTTATTTAAGAGTGCGTCACGCAATGCGATCTGGTCCATCTCTTCTCGTTCTTCGTCATATGTTTTGCCAACATATGTATGAATGCCTTTTTGCGCACCTTTACTCCAGCGCTTCAATTTATTCTTTTTCAAATTATTTTCAATCGCCCGTTCTTCCGCAGTCATTTTGCCCAAATAGTTGGTTATTTCACTCTTTTCTTTTTCTTTAGAACGCAAGATAAAATCCATGAGATGTTTATAATTGTAATCAATGGCCGTTTTGTCTTTACATATAAAATTTGTAAATGTTACAATGATGGCGGCAATTTTTTCTGCTAGTTCACCTTCATTGCCGGCTAAAATATTCATTTGATTGGTTTTGGTCATAAACGATTCTTCTTCATCTTCGTCTTCATTTTTCTTGACATCTTTGAGTGGCAAGCTTAAGAGATCTTTATCTTCTTGTAGCGCAATGAGATCTGTTAATACATTGAAAAAATAAAACTTGAATAACAATGCCGTTAAATCTAAATCAAAAGCCGAATATTTATATTTCTCTTCTTCTTTCTCTCCACTCTTTACCGGATCATTACTTTTCGGTTTCGTTTTTAGTTCGACCGGAGCATAACATAAGGTATTTTGCGCCAAGTCATTTATATCGCTTGTTACGTCGACCATTTTTTTCATTAACAACCGAATTTGCGGATCATTGTAATACTTTGAAAACTCGGCGTAATGGCCATTAATCATTTTAAACACATCATTTTGATGTTTGCCGGAAAGTTCCCAATGGCTCGGCGCCTCCACGTAATCATAATTTACCGTATTAATAATAATATTGGGAAATTCACGAGTTAAAGACCGCAGTGATTTTTTCATAAATTGTATCATCTTATACCCGGTTTCTTCTTTTTTCCCCAAAATCAGCGCATTCCCAGTTTCTTTAAAATCACCAATTGTTTCCAGACACTTTTTGAACATTTCAATATCCGCATTTTTCATCCTTCCACCAGCATTACCAATAAACTCGGTCAGTTGTTTCAGCATATCGGCATTCAGAATGGCCAATAAATTCTTTAATTTACGCATTTCGGGTGTATCCGCAGAGAGCGCATTTATTTCAAATGTTCGCAGCACATTTAAAAAATCAGTGCGAAAATTACTCGGTCTTTTATTTTCTTCATCCATTTTTGTCATAATTTCCGTTAACTTATTCACATTGGACACTTCTTTTTCCACCACCTTCTTAATCATGGTTTTCGTCGAAGCATTAATCACTTCCAAGAGCCGTTGGAGTGACTCTTCACTGTAATTACGCGCATTACTCTTTAATTTTCGAATACTTTCCTCTAATGAATCATTTGAATCAAAATGTTCCGGTTTGGTCGGACAGATAGCTTTTAAATTATCAGACAAAGGCACCAAAGTATTGAATTTACAATAAACGATAAAAGCACGGTAAATGGTTTGCTCCGAAAATTTGTTTTCAATCTCTCGTAATTTCCGTTTGGTATTACTTGGATCATACAATAAGACCGCTTTACTAAGCTTTTGCGCATCAGCATACATATCACTTAATCGCACGACTTTACTATTGAAACTAGAAATCTCCGGTTGTTTTTTTACAAAATATTGAATCGTATTATTTTCACCCGTATCGCAACACGCATTTTCCACATACGGTTCACCACCTTTCCCCTTTAAAATGGCTTGTTCACCGTGAACCGTTTTTTCGATCAAATCAATGATATGAAAGGAAAATAGAATCATTTTGGACTGGAGTTCCGCCATATAATCCTGTTGTGTTTTTTGCCCCTTGCGTAAACTCTCGATTAGCCGTGATTTGAAGATATCACCAACATCTTGGGTGGTTGCCATTTTCAGTTGTTTTAAAGGTGGCAAGAAATTGGCCCAGTTTTCGATCGCATGCTCGACCGGAATAGCCGATTCAGGATTTTCACTCAAGTAGAGTTTCAATTGTTTTATGTCATTCTGTATTTCTTCCGTCGGTAAAATAAATTGTGTTATGATGGTTTCCACTTGTTTCGCAATAAAAGTCTCACTGCGTTTCGCAATGGCAGACCATGGTAAAGCGGCCTTATTTTTTATTTTAAAGGCGACACAAGCTACATAGTCGAGACCTTTCATATTTTTCGTCTCTGAGCCCTCGAGTGGAAAGCCACTGAAAGCTTTTTTACAACCAGGAAAGGTGGTTTTTGTTTTGATCGGTGGCACACTTGTCTGTAAAGCAATTAAATAATAGCCGAAGGTCAAATACAATAAGGTGGAATTAAAGATGGTTTCATAGGTATCGATGTGTTTACCTTTGGCTGCCATGGTTGCAAAGGATTTCTCGTAAGCCGCTTTGGGTGGTAGTAGAGTAGTATTACTTAATTGTTTTAAGATATTACGCACAATATTATCTTGTTGATCTGCGATATTTACGCCCATATTGGTGCTTAACGCCTCTAGCACATTATAAATAGCAGTGGCCTCTGGTGTGGCATATTTCCGTTTAATTACTACAGCATCTTTCAATTGGGCTGGCAGATTTTGTAATAAGACATCACCGACATCACCTTCCATGACGGCACGAGTGATAATTTTAAAACCTTCCTCATTGTATTCTTCATCCGCACTCATTTCAATCATTTTTATGGTATACCCACTGTATTTGTCTACAAATTTATCACCGTCTTCACTCAATGTCCCTTGTAGCGCACAAATTTTATCAAGCATGGCCGCAAAATCACCTCCGCTCAAAAATGTCGCAGCAAGCTTTGCAATAAACGTCGGCAACATTTTTTTGTTACTTTTAATACAATAGAGCCAGTAAGTTGACTCATCGTTCTCTGGTAGGCCGGCACGTGTAAACGCTTTGACAAAATTCGCAATATCAAGATAACGTTTCGCTATATCTGTTTGGCCCAGAATGGTATTCAATAAACCATCATATGGTGACATAATCCGCTGCGGTGCTTCCTCGACGGTATGACCAATTTCCATATGTTTCGTTTCGTATGTATACATTTTCAACAAGCGTAAACTACGCAACATGTCAATGCGAGCATCTGCACTGGTTAATTCATCCTCGATTTTACCCGTAATGATATCTTTGTTCACATTTAAAACGTTATTGAATTCAGCTAAAAGCAATTTTAAATTATGTTTTTTCAGTTCATTGGCACCAGTCGCTTGGTCTTCGCATTTATCCTTTACAGCTATACATTTTTCATTCAAATTACAAAACATCTTCATATCATCCGCTAGGATCTCATCGTCAATGGTATCATCTAAAATCCAGGTTTCGTTTTGTCGCACATAATACTTTAGGGTTGCACTGGTTTCGTCGGTGGTTTCTAACAAAGCATACTCACCCGTTTCAACCGTGCGTTTGCCTTTCAGAATGGCTTCGGCATCACGCCGCGCACTTACTTCAGTGAGACCTTTATTTTTCATTAATTTATCTACATAATGTTGAATTTGGTCACTGGTGGGTAAGAGTGGATCGGCTTTAAACTTTTCACCAATATCATATGCGGTTGGATCATATTTTTTGTCAAAATATGCTTCTTGGCCATCATCTTCATTTAATTCATCGAGCTCAATGTATCGTTTCGCAATAACTTTAAATTTATTACACTGATCAGCACCAGCCCCCCCCTCTAATACGGTAGTTTTACGCGATTTAACGGGTTTGCTGGGGGCGGCGGCAGTTTTACTGGTTGCTTTCGGTAAAGCATTTTGGTTTTCTTTGTTTAAATAAATATCAATATCGGCCATATCTCGTGTGCCATCCGCAATCATTAAATTGGTAGAGATCAGAGCAATGGCATTATTATAAAAGACACCGCCATCAATTTCGTAAATACGTTTAATAAAATCCGCATTTGACATGTTCATAATAGTATCACTAAACCCATAGACATCCAACACTTTTGTTCGTAAATTCGCATTTTCATCTAGAATTTTCAAAAGCGTTGGCACCATAACATTTTGTGTGCTTTTAAGACCAGCATAATCGCGTGCCTTACCCGCATATTTTTTTCGGTATTCGCTTATTTTTTCATCAATATAATTGTTCATTTCTTTGTATTGACTGACATTTAGGTCTTCTTGATAGATGAGAAAAGGTTCCATATAATTCAAGATATCCAGAATGGATAATTTTCCATCCAAATTCGGTTTTATTAATTCAAATAACACTTTGGTTTTTGGTATGATGTTATCCAAAAATTTAGTATAATTATCCTTATTCGGCGCTAGATCACTCGCCATAAAATTTCGAACTGATTTTAAAAAGGTGTCCAATTGATGTTCATACGGTTTATTCAGCTCGGTTATCACCGTTTTTCCTACCCGTGTGGACTCTTTCAAAAGTTGCCAATAATTCAAAAATTGAAGATTTAAATTAGATTTCTCCAAAATGGTGGGCGTCTGTAAATTAATGCGGGAAAAGCGCACAGCCGGTTCAGGCAGCGTAACAATTGATTTCAATGCTAAACTATCGTTTTCGGTAAGTTTTTTGCGTTTGATGATTGAATTATCACCGCGCACTTTGGTTATGTCGAGACCTTCACTACCAATGTTATATTGTTGTAAAGCAAATCGTTTCTTCTGTACAGAACGACTACGTTCGGATTTATTCGCACTATGGGGTGATGTAAATGTGTCATTACCTTGAACAGATGAATTAAAATTTCGCAAATTATCTACAATCGCGGTTATATTTGTGTTTACTTTTTGCTCAATTAAAAGATCAGCTTTTTCGGTGGGTTCTAAAAAGGGCGTGTGATAAGGATTTAATTCTTTTTGTAAAAGCGCATACTTATTACCTTCCACACTGATTGTATTTTTATCATAACGATCTACAATGGCTTTTTCGGCTGCGACCTCCTCATGAAATACATTCAATTCCGCATCATTCGCACTCATTTCATCTCGATCCTCGTCATCATCATCATCGTCTGTGTATAATTTTTTTATATTTTTTACAACAGGGAGCATCCAGTACAGTTGTTTTTCGAAATTGGCCATCACATTTACGATGGGTTTATAATTCGACCCATGTGCTTTTGGCATCAACGCATAACCTTTGTCATCAAACACTGAAAAATTGTGGCGCAATTCTTTAAACCGTTGAATCATTTTGTGGATATTATTTTTCACTAGATCGGTTCGTTGAGCGTTGGGAATCGTTGATAACATATCATCCAATAAATCATCTAACTGTTTATCAATATCGTAGCGTTGTTCTTCTTCCGGCACATCAATCATTTGGGTGATGGCTTCTAAATTTTCACCAAAATGTATTTGGTCGGCATTAAAAATATAACTACGTGTTTGGTCTTGTATTTCTTTTTGTTTTTCAAAGTCTAAATTTTCATTGAGTAATTCATCATCCGGAATTGCCAACAATTGTCTTTGAAGCTCTTTGTATTTTTTTTCCAGCGCTTCTATTGAGTTCGGTTCAAGTTCTGCTTCCAGTGCTTTTTCCTCTCCATGTTCCTCTTCCTCTTCTGGCACCATTTTCGCTTGTCCTAACACGGCATCCGGTGCTTTTCTGATCTGTATTTTGTCGATCGGTAAATCCTCTGGTAAACCTTTATAACGAAAATCAATAAAAATAACATCATTCTCGGGAAAAGTCGTGATTTCAATTTTGTCCTGTTCCAAATTAGTAATCTTACCGGTTAAAGATAATGGCAAATCACCATTAAAATGTATATCAATCCACACTCCATTTATCAAATTATTTTGCCGGGCATATCCAATTTCTTCAGCGTGACTTATTATGGTGATATCTTCAATCGATTCATTATCCCAATATCCATCAGTCATTGTGAGTATTTGTTCACTCCCATCCGCTTCTTCTAAACGTATTTTATTCTCATCAATATAGTTAATATAGTAGTAGATGTCTTCATTTATATTGGGGTCATTCGGTGCACTAATTTGAATAAGATCCCCTAATTGTAATTTTATATGAGTCATTACCTTATATTTATAATAGAAATTTTTATAGCAAATAAAATAGTATTGATATAAAAAATATAATTCGAAAATAGCTAGATAATTTTTACTCGACCACCTCAAACACTTTGCTAATTTTATCGTAAATGCGCATGGCTTCCATTGCAGCGTTTACAATATAAGTAATTACCGTTATTTTATCCGTCGGATTTTTAAAGCCTAAGCGAATAATCGATTCATCAATATGTGGATGCGGTTTACGAAAGCCACAATAATTTAATGTTTTATCATAATGTACATCATATAAAACATATTCCAGCACTTTACCCAAGGTATAATCTTCACCTTTTAAAGTAATATCAAAACTGTTGGGAATCGTTGTTTCCGATACGGCCACAATCGTAGGATCACCTTGAATCGTTTCTTGTATGCGCTTCAATTTCTCCAGCATTAACTTACATGCTTTTGCAACGATGGCCATATTCGTAAGGGGACCGACGGTTTCGATAACAAAATCAAAAGAATCTGCTAAGAATTCTCGCTTGGCGTCCAATAAATGCCAATCCTTTTCAATAAAAGCAATCTCTGTCGCATTGAGAGTTTTCCCTAATTCTGTTTTTTTTTCAGCCCAGGCCGCTTTAATTTTAACCGGATCAATCGTATTCGCATAAACACACGTCGATGACACATTAAAGGAGCTATCTTCTTTAGCTGTGCCAATATCAAATTTACACTTCAACAGTATACGCTCACCCTCGATATTTTCTGACACACGTGGCAACAACCGCACCAACTCAGGATAATCACCCGTCATTGGATTCGGTGGAAAGAGTTTAGCGGTTAAGTTTTTATCCACTTCATTGGTTTTGAGGTCGATCACTGTGAAATCGGCCGTTGTTACATATTCCACGGTATTGGTTTTGTTCTGTTTGTCCACGACCAAGAGATAATCCTTGATCGGAAAATCAATATCGGCATAAATCGGTATACAACTGAGCCGTTGTTTCAACAACTCATTATTCATACGAGTCGTATTTATTTCAAAATTCGCATTGTTTCGCTCATGAGGTGTAGTGCGAAAGATAACAGCGGGTATTTCCGAGACAATACGGCGCATTCCATTGGCGATACTTACATTTACATTACTCAAGGTAAAGGTTAAGATATTATTGGCCTCTGTTATTTTAGAAATAACCGGCGCCATTACGGCGGCTTCCATGAGAGTCTTTTTTGTATTTGTTTGTATATTTTTCCTCTGTGGCGTTGGTGCTGGTGGCGGCGCTACTGCTGTTTGCGATTCTACTGCTGTTTGCGATGCTAATGACGCTTTTGCGGGTTGTTGTGAAGCCATTGTGTATTGTTTTATTATATTATACGAAATAAATTATTAAATCAATTTTATCAATAAACATATAAAATTAGTTTAATCTTAAATGTTTAAAATAGTTTTTTTATATAATGAGCACGATCTTATATTATAGCAACTATTGTGATAATTGTAGCAAACTTCTACAAATTATATCCACATCGAATTGTAAAGATGATATGCATTTTATTAATATCGATAAACGAGCTAAAAAAAACGGCGCCACTTATATTATTTTAGAAAATGGCCAAGAGATTCTCTTGCCGCCTACCGTAACAAAAGTTCCAGCGCTTTTACTTTTGAATAAAGGCCACCATGTGCTTTTTGGTGGAGATATCAATAAACATTTAGAATCAAGTAATATTACACATACCAATCCAATTGTTAAAAATAATGGCGAACCTTTAGCATTTTCAATGAATAGCTGTGGTTTTGGCGTGACTTCGGATAATTATAGTTTTCTAGACCAAGATCCTGATTCACTTTCCGCTAAAGGGAATGGCGGCATGCGCCAACAACATCATTACGCAGGTCTCGATTATAATGTAAATATTGAGACGCCACCCGAAAATTATCAACCCGATAAAATTGGACCAGTCTCCATGGAACAATTACAACAAAAAAGAAATAAAGACATTAAATAAAATACATTTAAAATACATTTAAAAAAATATTTTTTAAATATATTAATCATGAACAAAAACCAAATCATCGAAACCTTCAATAAACATTTTATGGATTTTATTCTGGATATTGAGCGTGTATTTCCAGATGATATGGATATTATTACCAGTCGAAAAACATTAAATAAATCGTTAATCCTCATGCCGAAAGTTTTAATCCGGATGTTTAATGATTCTTTTGTCCAATTTTATAGTGAACAAATTGAAAACGGAGATTTGGAATTTTTTATCGAAAATAATTATCGAAGTAAACATGGGTATAAAGATACAGATGAAGTATGGGCTCTAGACAAAATTGATGTGTTGCGTGAGCCAATTCGGAAAATGTCTGATGAAGATAAAGGGAAAGTAATTCAGTATCTCAAAAATCTGAAAAAACTGTCGGATCTATATAATAATTTACGCAAAGGAAAGTAGAATAAAAATAAAAAAATATAAATATATATGAAAAAATTCACAAAAATTAATATTATATTATTCGGTCTTTTAATCGCTGCGTTGTTATTTTTATATTTAATGACACATCAAACCCGCGAAGGATGGTCTCTCATCGATAGAGCCATGACGCTTTCCAATTGGTTAGATAAAGCGAAACACGCAATGTCGGCATTTAGTGGTCAAAGTATACCTAGTATGCCAGATATATAATATAATTAAGTATGATTTAAATATAATTTATTTAAATCAACTATAAATTAATGTCTGTAAAAATTCCCGCCGAATTCAAAAAAATTATTGTGGATATGACCAAAGATATTTTGGGTTCCTTTCCGGAACAAGAGCAGAATTTACATAAAGAATTGAAAAACTTAGTATTTGAAAATGATAAAGCGCAGTTGGATCATTCACTGGAGTTTATTTATGTGTATTGTAAGACCTTTTATCCAGCCAAATTTTTTGATATCCTCTATCAAAATAATACTCTTTTCGAAAATGACGATACCGAATTTTTACCGGGGATCCATTTCAACACATTGTGGAAAGAAAATATTAGCGATAAAACACGAGAGACTCTTTGGAAATATTTACAGCTCGTGCTTTTTACAATTGTTTCTAGTATTTCTGATGGAAACTCGTTTGGGAATACGTTTGGCGATACGGCCAAATTGTTTGAAGCTATTAATGAAAACGAATTCAAATCAAAATTGGAAGAAACCATTTCGCAAATGCAATCTTTATTCGGGGAAAATAAAGGCAAACCCGATGGTGAGGTGGACGGAGAAGAGGCTGCCGAGAGCAATACGTCGGAGGGAAAAAGTGCCGGCGGTATCAATTTAGATGATTTGCCAAACCCTGCGGAAATTCATGAACATGTTACCAACATGATGAATGGTAAGCTCGGTAAACTTGCCCGTGAAATTGCCGAAGAAACTGCTGCGGATTTAAATATTAATACAGAAAATGCCGAATCGATCAATGATGTATTTAAACGGCTTATTCATAATCCTGCGAAATTATTGAGTTTAGTAAAAAATGTTGGCTCGAAACTCGATGAAAAAATTAAAACCGGTGATATGAAAGAAAGTGAACTGCTGGAAGAAGCGAGTGAATTGATGAAAAAAATGAAGAATATGCCAGGTATGGGTGATTTACAAAGTATGTTGAGTAAAATGGGCATGAATATGGGTAAGGGTTCAGGCAAAGTCAATGTCGATGCGATGCAATCAAATATAAACCAGCGCTTGAAAGAATCCAAGAACCGTGAACGTTTGCTAAAAAAATTATATGAAAAGAAAAATGCCGCAGCGGCACAGGCACAGCAGACACAAGCAGAGCAGACACAAGCAGAGCAGACACAAGCACAAGCTTCGCCTATCGAAAATTTAGTCTTTTCCAAAGGTGAAAAAGTCGAACGCAGCACGAGAGAACAACCTGGTTCGCAACCTGGTTCGCAACCTAGCACACAACCGGGTGAAAAGAAGAAAAAAAAGAACAAAAAGTAAACCCATTGTTATGCTTAAATAATATGTATGATTATATATAATGACTATTTCTATTTCAAAAAGTAAAAAAACACTCTTATACGGTGTAGTAACTTTAGGTTCAATTATTCTCATCTATTTTATCAAAAATGGTCATAAAAAAAAGGAAGGTTTAAGAAATGCCTACTTTCGGCAGCGGATGAAGCGAGAAAAGCTAGAGAAAAAGCTAAGGCCACAAAACAAACACGGTTTTTTTTCCATATTCCGTGACATTTTTTAAGATTAAATTGTAATAAAACACCGATATCAGTTGATAAAGAACAAGAAATAGATATATGCTTATAAAATATTTGTGATTATATATATAAATGACTACTTCATTTTGGTTATACAATCCAAATATTTTATTTAAATCAGGTGAAATATCGAACATATGGCCTACGCGTGATATGTCATTTGCCACAAAACTAAACGCCCTATCTCGTTTAGTGATATTATTCACCTTAATAGGATATTTAATGACTAAAAAAATAAAAATACTCTTATCCGGTCTAGTAACTTTAGGTACAATTATTCTTTTGTTTTTAATAAAAAACGCACAGAGAAAAAAGAAGGAAGGATTTACAAGCAATGATATCTTTGATATTTTAAAACCGAATTTTACGGAACCAACCGTAAACAATCCCGTCATGAATGTATTATTGCCGGAAATAAATGAAAATCCCAATCGCGGTACAGCAGCGCCAGCATTTATACCTATCGTAGAAGCCGATATCAACGAAAAAACCAAACAATTTGTTATGAATAATTTCCAGGATTCTACAATTGATCAACGGTTGTTTAACGATTTAGGCGATAATTTTGCTTTTGAGCAATCCATGCACTCTTGGTATCCGATGCCAAACACTACTATCCCTAATGACCAAAAATCTTTTTCAGAATATTGTTATGGAGACATGATTTCGTGTCGTGATATTGAGAATAATGAATTGGCTTGTATTAGAAACATGCCACCGCGATGGCAAAATTAATTTTAAAAATAATTATTATTATATTTAATCATAGTATATAATAATAATGGCTTCCGTTCATGATTATAATTTTTATCAAACAACACGACTGGGCGATGACAGAACCGACTTTAGTCAGCAAACATTACAAAACGCAGAATACGCAAATTATATGTTGGATGGGTTTCGACCCGCATGCCCCTTAAGCAATGCGATTGAATTTGCGACCAGCCAGCCTAATATTAATTTTACAGGCAGTTATTCAACGAGTATCGGTGGCTCAAATATCGGTGAAAGTTCAAAACTATTGATCAATGATCTTACGCGAAACAAATGTCGTATTAGTTTGACGCAACGCCCTTATTCCACGGTCCCATATTTAGGTCGCGGTAAATGTGACCCACTCTTAGAATCCCAAATACAGCAAGGCGATTTCGCCAATAATAAAAAAAGCATTAATCCAAGCAGTGAGGTAAGTTATTTACAATATTCACAGACACCAATGCTACCTACATTGCAAGCTACGATTAGTAATCCTGCCAATTTGATTGAAAATAACGCGGCAGAAGGTTGGATCCGAGGAGGATTACCCTCGCGGGAATTAGCACGGGATAAAGATTATGCGCAGTAAATTTTTTAGGTAAAAAAATAAATAAAAGAAAAAAGAATATCTACAATAACAGCACCTAACATGACGAGCGTCAAAAACTGTTCAAATAATGTTTTGTGTGGTATCTGATAAAAATAGAAGAATACTATTGTGAATAAAGGAATCGCCATAATGCGCTAATTTATTAGTGAATTTCATACTTATAATTATAAAAGATATAAACCTTTATAATTATTCACATTAAAAATGTATCAAGCCGATTTCGTCTGTACATACAAATGGATGGATGACGCAGAAGATCAAGAACAAATGTATCGCATTCAGATGTTACAAGCTTTTGATTTAAACGAATGGAAAGATGACGTCATTCATAAAACAATTGTGGAGTTATACGTAACATTAGGCGAACTGCCAGAATTTAAAACCATCTTTACCAAAGCGCGACAAAATAAAAATATTCAAGAGATGCTAGAACTAATGACGTTAAGCGGAGAAGAGAACATTGAATCAGATGATATTATTTTTAATTTACTTTTCAAATTTGAATATTTCGATTTACTTCACCGCTGTATCGTAGACTATTTATTGAATCATTCTATACATGAGAAACACGTAACTAATTTATTGAATAATTTATAGTATGTATATATATATACATGGCTTCAACACGAATTCGCAATTGTAGCGGTGATTATGCTTTAGAACAACAATCTTATACATTCGCACGCAAATACAACAATTATCACCATAGCTCACAGGGTGCTGCTTACCAACCTTCGATCCCAACCATCGGAATGACGCCCAGTCATATGCCATGGAATACGCTATCAAAAAACCCGGTTGATATTGAAACGATGTTATTCGGTATTAATTCAACTAATTTAGTTAATCCACAAAAACCGATTAAACCACAGCTTAAAAAGGTCCCAACTTCTGTTTTTTTCGAACGATTACCCGTTCATATGCCAAAACCACTCGTTATTGAGCATAATCAACGCCCTTACCCGATTTAAAATATAATGGAATAATATATACACATGGCTTTTACACGTTTTCATGATGATCCCTGTCGAATAAATAAACAATTACAAGAATCGACGGGATTAGGTAGATACATGTTGAATGTCCCGGGCAATGGCAGCAAACCTTTATTTATGGATGACCCTTTTATTCGCATGCAAAAATGGGGTGGCAATTTAATGACGAATACAGTCAATCTCGAAAGTGATCTTTTTGGTCTTTCACGAAATACGAATCGTGATGATATTGGTTCGAATGAATACAGGCTCAATGCTGTAAAAACAAAAAAGGTAGATTATCAATCCGTAGCGCCTTCCACCGATCAATCCCGCGCAACGCATCCCGCATGGGAATACCGTGATTTAGAACAAACCAAGTGGGGAATATTACACTTAGATCCACAAGAGAATGTGTGCTTTACCTTTCAAAATAATTTAAGCACACGTATCTTAGAAAAAGATATCTTTGTCGCAAAAGCACCCAGGCAATTGATTGAATAACCAGATGATATAAATAATAAATATTACATTTATTATATATAATATATATAAATGGCTGAACTAGCAGTTCCTTTAATCGCATTAGGCAGTATGTACATTATTTCCAAACAAAAGGATAAAAAAATAAAATCAGATATGGAGGGCTATACCAATATGACAAAGACACGAAATGAATTGCCAGGCGTTAATCCGCCTACCCCTGCGATCAATTTTCCAATAACTGAACCGGTTAAAACGGCTAATAATACAAGTGCTTATATCAATAGCAATCAGGTTACCGATAAATACTATAATCCAGCAAATTATGCTTTACAAGAGAAACGTAATTCGGGTAATTATGGTGTAGGTGGTGGCACGCAAACGATGTATTCGATGACTGGCAAACCCATTGATAAAGACAATTATAAACATAATAATATGGTTCCGTATTTTGGCGGAAAGGTGCGCGGCGCGACCGCAGATACCAATATTACCGAAAGTGTTTTAGATAATATGCAAGGGCAAGGCTCACAGTTTTTTGCAAAAAAAGAACAAGCGCCCATGTTTAAACCACAAGAGGGCTATCAATTTGCCAATGGCGCACCCAATATGAGTGATTTTATGCAATCACGTGTTAATCCGGCGTTAAAGATGGCCAATGTCAAGCCATGGGACGAACAACGTGTAGCGCCTGGTTTAAACAAAGGTTTTGGTAATGAAGGGAGTTTGGGCTTCAATTCGGGCATGGAAGCACGGGATTTATGGTTGGACCGTGGCGTCGATGAATTACGTGTGGCAACCAACCCTAAAACCACATTTGAATTACAGGGACACGAAGGTCCGGGAACCTACTTTATCAAAACGGCGCCAGACACACGCACACAAGGTAAGATTGAAAAACATTTACCTGAAAAATATTTCGCATCCGGTCCCGAACGGTGGATGACCACAACCGGTATTGAAAAAGCTCAAACGGCGCGCGGTATTGAACTCTTACATGATGTATCAAGGCCGGATACCTCTGCCGAATATTATGGTTCACGTGTGAATCAGAGTGAAGGAGCCTATGTGAATGGAGAATATCAGCCGGTGCGTCGACCGGTGTTACCCATTAAAGATCATTCCGTTCTTTCCTCTATCGGCGCAGGCCAGCCCACAACCGGTGATTACGGTATTCAAAGTTATAGTAATTTACATAATAATCGGTCCTCCACTCGTGCCGACGGCACAATGGGCGCAGCCGGTGGATTTATGAAGGCGATCGTATCACCACTTATGGATTTTTTGCGTCCCACTCGAAAAGAAGATGTGGTCAATAATATGCGCTCAAGTGGTAATGCCGGCACCACCGTTTCCAATGGTAAGGTCTTTAACCCGGCCGATCGCACGAAAACGACCATTCGTGAAATGACTGAAGCGGATTTAGACTGTAATCATATGAATGTCCAGTTTCAATCGGCCAATGCTTATTTGGTCTCCAAACAGCAGCCCGTGAGTTTACAGCGGGATACCACGACGGTGTCACATACGGGCAACGCCGGATCAAATGGGTTTGCGGCTACCAAATCGTATGAAGCCGAATACAAGCAGCGTAATAATGTGAACAAAACTCAAGAAAATCGACCGAATCAAGGTGGCACCCAGATGTTCAATCAAAAAGATAATATCAGTATTCATAAACGGGATGGTGATCGCGACAATAACCGGTGGTGGGTGCCCAGTTCAAGTGGAACTGCTGGTTTCACCGCCCGTGGTGCTACTGATACACTGGATCGAATGAAAGTTTCCGAAAGTTATGACCAAAATGTAAACACAGATCGTATCGCACCCGAAATCTTGAATGCGTTCAAAAGTAACCCCTATACTCAAAGCTTAAGTAGCTGGGCTTAAATGATTAATATTTAATAGAAATTTATTTAACTCTGTAAAAGATTTAAAAAATTTTAATATTTTCATGAATTGATGTAGCGTTATATTGAATATCTGTGTTTTTATCAACCAGGATGAGTGTAATGTTTGCTGTAAATTTATTTTTTAATAATTTGATTAATAAATTTAGCTTTTCAATATCGTCTGGTATATTTTTCACTGCGCCTTGACTATTTTCTAAGGCCATTCGAATAAGAAAAATATCCTCATTTGAATTTAAAATTTCATATAAACGCGCAAAACGTCTTTTGTATTTTTCATTTATAATTGGAATATTAATTATAAATTGTTCATTTGTCATTTTTTCAGCATCGTGTACACTTAATGCTGAACATAAACGCTCCGATTTTCCTTCACAGTTATTATTAAAAATATAACCGGCATTATTGCTCCTTACAAAATTTAATTTTTCAACCTCCGTAAATTCAAAATAATCTGTTTCAAATGTTTTGATAACAAAATCAATATTCGACCAAATCCAATCAAATGGATAGGCTTCCTTATTGAAATGTCGACAAGTATTCGTCGCAGGTGAACAATCCGACCCCAAACTAATAAATTTCATTAATACAAATAAAAATATAATGTTTAAGTTATATTTTTATCTTAAATAGACATTCGCACTGAGATCACAAGTGACCTTGAGATAATTTAACCCAAAAGAATAATCTTGTAACGCATCATATGATTGTGCATTTATTAAACAATTCGATACGTCCGAACTAATCGTTGTCGGTATAAATGTAAAAATGCTATTGTATTGGCCACCATTGGTTTTCACCGGATTTACATTGGAAGTATTCGCAAATTCTCCCGCAATGGCCAGTCGTTTTTTGTAGTTAATATAGTCGCTTGAGGCCACTTTTTTAAATAAATTTGCCGACATTATATATTAACCAGATATATTATATATTATGAATCACATTTATTACACTGGTATTTTTTCTTTAATTGTACAATTGATTGTTGGCGTTATCGATTTTTGGGCAATAAATTTAACTATACCACCGGCATTTATGCTACTCAATGAATTACTTATTATGGAATTTATAGTTCAAGCTATCGAATTTAGTTTTTATATTTGGATGGTATTGAATTTCAATACGATTAAAAATATTACACCTATTCGCTACTACGATTGGATGTTAACAACGCCCACTATGTTGATTACTTTTATGTTTTATTTGAAATTTTTAGCTGATCAAAAACAAAATATAAAAAGTGAATCATTTTTAACAGAATTAAAAAACAAATGGAAAGTGGTTTTAAATGTTATTTTATTAAATTGGGCTATGTTATTCGCGGGCTATTTGGGAGAACAACATGTATTTTCATATTTAGTGACCACCTTACTCGGGTTTGTGCCCTTTCTATTCATGTTTTATATTATTTATAAAAATTTTGCGATCCATACTCCTCAAGGAGAGAAAATATTTTGGTATTTTTCTGGCGTATGGGCTATTTACGGAATAGCAGCCTTATTGCCTTATAAAATCAAAAATTCAATGTATAACATATTAGATTTATTTGCTAAGAACTTTTTCGGTCTATTTTTAGCATATATCTTATACAAGGTTAGAAAATAAGAGGTTCATAATTTTCAAGATATAATATATGAATCAATCACTGCGACTATTATATACTGCATTTCTTGGAATTTTCGCAGGGTTTTTAGGTGGATTACTAGGAATATCGGGAACCATTATTATGCTGCCGTTATTAACACTATTTAATATTTTTGCTAATTACCAACTAGCGATTGGAACCGTTTTATTTAGTTTTGAACCATTCGGTTCGATATTTGCGCTTATTCAATATGCAAAACAAAATAAAATAGATTATTTAATCGGCATTAACATCGTTTTTTCATATATGTTAGGTTCTTACATCGGAGCGAAATATCATACACAATTTAGTGAAAAATCTATAAAATATATCACTTCATTTATTTTATTAGTTCTCTCCACTTATATGTTTTATAATGCGTATAAAATCAAATCATAATAAAAATTCAAATTATAATTTTTATATAATTTTTATATATTATTTGATTATATAAAAATGAATGCTTCGCAATTATTAAAAACCTACAACTTGAACGTCAATCAATTAATAAAAAACTACAATACAAAAATTAGTAATATTTTAAAATTAAGAATCAGCCTTCAACAAAAACAAAATTATGTGACTTTTTTAAAAACGCAATTTCAAAAAGAAATGGCAAATTTAAAAACAAAATATGATGCCGAATTATTGCTTTTAAACAAACCCACAATAACTACAGCTCTAAATAATAAAAAAGCATTACTCATCGGAATTAACTATAATGGCACAAGTTCGCAGTTAAATGGTTGTATAAACGATATTAATGCTGTAGGCACATTATTAACAACAAAATATGCGTTCAACCCAGATTCTATTATTAAAATTACAGACGAAACCGCACAAAAACCAACGAGAGATGTTATATTGACATCTCTCGCTCAATTTTTATCCAGTGGTGTAGAAGGTGATCTATTGTTTTTTTCCTACAGTGGACACGGTTCCTATACACTAGATCGTAATAATGATGAAAACAATGGCAATGATGAAATGATTATTGCTTCTGATTTAAAAGGAATAGTAGACGATGAACTTAAAGCTATCATTCAATCAAAATTGAAAAAAAATGTAACACTCTTTGCCTTGTTTGATAGTTGTTTCAGTGGAACCGTTTTAGATCTTAAATATCAATATTTTGATAGTTTGGTCAATGATACCAATACAATAAATAACAATGAAACTGAAACGATTGGCAATGTTATTATGATTAGTGGCTGTAATGATGAACAAACGAGCGCAGATGCTTTTTTAGAAAAAAAATACCAAGGCGCAATGACATGGTCCTTTATTTCAGCCATTTCCGAATCCAAGTCGCTGTCTTGGAAAGATTTATTGAAAAAAATGCGTGACAGACTCCTTGAGTCTGATTTTAAACAGTTGCCGCAATTATCTAGTGGTTGTTTTATTGATATTAATAGTGTAGTGTGTTTTTAATAATTATATATATATATATATAAAATGTTTGACGAGGTTATTACAAAAATATATAATAAAGTAAAACCAATACATAGTGGAAAAAATGCTTCCTACATACCGGAATTGGCAAAAGTAAATCCAAATTTATATGCGATTTCGATTTATACGATAGAGGGTTATGCTTTTGATATAGGTGATTATAAAACGGAGTTTGCGATTGAATCCTGTTCTAAAATTTTTACATTGGCATTAGCCTTAGAAAAATATGGTATTAAAACGTTGCAAAGTAAAATAGGTGAATTAAAAGCATTTGATAAATTTAATTCAATAAATGAAATATTAGAACGAAAACATACATTAAATTCATTCAGTAATGGCGGAGCAATGGCCACCACCAGTTTACTTTATAATAAAAATAAAAAACTCTTTGAGAGTAAAATAATAGATAATATGAACAAATTTGCCGGCAGAAAATTAAATATTGATAACAAAATTTATTTATCTGAATTTAGTCACGATGACCATAATTTATCAATCGCATATTTATTAAAATCAATCAACCGTTTTTATGGTGATGTTCAACAGACGGTGGATGTATATACACGTCAATGTTCCGTGCGAACAACAACGCAAGATTTGGCAGTGATGGCCGCAACCTTAGCCAATAAAGGTATCAATCCCAAAACGAATAAACATGTCATTCAGTCAAAATTTATTTCATATATCTTAAAACATATGGAGGACAATGGACTATATGAAGAAAGCGATGATATAATAAAAACGATCGGGTTTCCTTCGAAAAGTGGTGTCAGTGGGTCATTATTAGTAGTTATTCCGGGCGTGATGGGCATTGGCATTTACTCTCCCCCCTTAAACAAATACGGAAATAGTGTTAAAGGTATAAAAACAATGAAATTGATATCAAAATATCTCAAGGGTTTAATTCTAAAAGACTCTCCATAAAAACCCATTTTCCGATATCTTTACTTTTATTGTAACAATGTATGGTTACTTGGCCATCCTGATCGATATTTACTATTGGATTGTTTAAACACCAGCCGGCTTCAATGTCACCATTGGATCGCTTGACTTTCAAATCCGTTCGCTCTTTCAAATGATTGGCACGACCAAACGCTCGTTGTGTCCGCCAGAATTCCACCGCTGCTTTCATTTTCTCTCTACATTCGGAACAGGACATATAACCTAACTTGTCTTCTAAAGCAACATGTGTAATATATGTTTCACCTTTGGGATCACTACAAAACATACAGCCTAATTGTAAAAAAACAAGGCGCCTTGGATAAATTTGGTCCATTATTCTAATTAAAAAGAGTTATCTTTATATCAAATGATATAAATAGAAACGGCTAATACATGACAAAGAGAGATGCCACACTTAATTCAAGGTCATGCGCGTTTTACCGAAGACGATTTTTTGCTAACAGACTATCAATCACACGTTCAAACCAAAATTGCTAGCAAATCTTATGCGACCCTGGTGTCAAAATTACGTAGTAATAGTGAACAATTGGCACTAATGAAAGACGTGGATGTGGTTGAGCTCTTTCAAACCGACAAAAATATCAAAAATCTACTAACCCATTCGTTGGCACTTATTACAGCGATTGCCGGGATAGAAGGCTATACTTTAAACGAACTTATGTTATAATATAATGTTATCTAATAGGATTTAAAACCCTTTTGAATAACTTTATATAATCAATGCCACCACTGATTTCTTATCACCCCGAAATAAATCAAAAACTCAACTTCTTTTTAGAAACCGGGAAAATCCCCAATATTATTTTTCATGGCGCGAGTGGCAGTGGCAAACGGACCATTGTCCATAATTTTATTACAGACATTTACCAAAATAACAAAGAGCTCATTAAAAATTATGTCATGTATGTGAATTGCGCACACGGGAAAGGTATTAAATTTGTGCGAGACGAATTGAAATTTTTCGCGAAAACCCATGTCAATGTGGAAGGTGCGGGAAACTTTAAAACCATTGTGTTATCGAATGCCGATGAACTCACTATTGACGCACAATCGGCTTTGCGGCGATGTATCGAACTGTTTAGTCATACCACCCGATTTTTTATTATCGTACAAGACAAATACAAATTATTGAAACCGATTTTGTCACGGTTGTGTGAAATATTTGTCTATGAACCTGTTATCCAAGGGCAAAAAGTGAATCTACATAAACATAATATACAACTCACATTCAATGTGTCTGAAACAAGCCAGAAAAAAATGTATAAAAGTTTTGATAAATTATTTCAACCCTATACAGACTCCGTGACAGCCAGTGTGAATTATCCCGATTTAATGGAGATCGCTACGAGCTTGTACGAGCGTGGTCATAGCGGTTTAGATCTAATACACTATATTGAACAATTGAAAACATTGGACGAATTGAAAAAATATCAAATGCTACTGGTGTTTAATAAGATTAAAAAAGAATTTCGCAATGAAAAACTCTTTATTCTCTTTATCTTGAATTTTATGTTATTACGTTCCGAATATGATTTAGAAAATATAGCATTTATGTAAAATGGATGACTTTTCGGTCTCAAGTTTAAGTGAATCCAAAAACGAATGGTGTGCTCGTTTATTAAATATATTAACGCCGACCATTACCCAAGGATTGAAATCTATTTTTGACGAGGCCTGGAAACTATGTGAGGTCAATCGAGAAACCGATAAATATCTCATGACCTTTCAAAATTTTTTAACGCGCGTCCCCAAATGGAATCAGACCATTATCGATAACGAAAAAACCCGTATTGTTGAAACGTCGGGCTGTACTTATTTAGAAGAATTGGTGACATGTGTCCATATTATTCAACTGAAAGCTCTTACATGTGTGCGCGTTGGTAGCAAACAAAAAAAAATCGACATTGACGTGCCCTCTGTAAGTGATTTTATTCACAAAATTTATATTCACGTCGCACGGAAAATATATACCAACATTTATTTGTTTGAGAAAAATATTGCCCCTTTACAGACACAAAAAAATAACCGTGAAATTGAAATTACTATTAAAGAATGTATTTTAAACGCTATCCGTGATAGTGTGCCAGTCGAACATATTTTACGTGCCTATATGGACGAGACTGAAGAACAAGATGTCGAAGTGAAAGAAGTGGAAGAACCTTTGCCGGATAGGGTCGAAGAGAAAAAAGAAGTAGTGACAGCTGCTTCTATCGGCGGTGGAAAATCCACTATCAGCAAAGCAGACATAGCCGAATACAAAGAAACCACGAATTTCGGTGAGGCAAATACAAAAATTTCTTTCGCTGATTCGGATACAATGGTTGATGTAAAAGGCACAACGTCTCTCGTGAATGCGCCCAAAGATGAAAAAAATTTAGAAGAATTGGAGAAAGCTCGCGCACTAGCACATGTGGATGATGACGACGATGATGAGGATGAACGCTTAACGATTGGGGAAAATGTAAAATTGGATATTATTGATATCAATGATTTGAATAAAGCCGCTACGGTAGAATTAAAACCGCCGGTATTAGATTTTGAGATTCTTACTTAAGGGGCAGCGCCCCTATGCGTTTAATAGGCAGGACATTAAGTCGTTCTTATAATATATGGAAAAATATATTATTCATTCAGGCATTATTGCTTTTGTCTATATGTTGATGAAATTTGTGGAATTACGGATTACAAAAAATGAAACAAAACCCGTGAAAGAACTGATCCGTGATACTGTCATTGTCTATTTAAGTGCCATGGTTGGTTTATATATTATTAACGAGTTTATGCCTACCACATCAGTGGTAAAGACTGTTACAAATGTCTTCACGGATGCCCCTGGCTTTTAAATTTTATTTATATTTTAACGTTGATTAAATATAAAGAAAAATGTATGTCATTTATTGTTTGCAAAATGAATCATTGAAGGATATTATTTTAAGCGTGGGTCTTACCGCTTCCCTTACCACACTGAAACAAATGATAACCGATATAAATAAATCTTATTTGCCCACACCCTATACTATTTTTTTAACAAAGTATGTTTCGTGTCAGAATAGTATCGAATTTGTTTATAAGTTACTCTCTAAATTCGGCAAACATATTCATGGCACTTTCTTTGAGATTCCTCCTGAAATAATTAAACCAATATTTGAATTGATTCCGGATGAACCATATGTGCTGGATAGTCTAGATACGGATGACCATATCGTTTTACAAGAGAAATATAGAGTGGTTCAAGGGGAAATTGAATACATTATACCAAAAGCGATTGACAGTGACTATGTCGATATGTCATTCCATAATGTCTCTTCACTCATAACTAACCTCGATACGTATTATGACCATCTGTCCATCCATAAACATGATTATATGGATGACATTGATTTATGAAAGTGGAAAATAAACTATAGCCGAAGATTTAAAAAACCAATCGAAAGCTTGTATAACAAATATAAGAAAATTGAAAAAAATTGAATTACTTTTTAATAGAGTAGATTATTATAACTCAAACCAAAAGCAAAGCCGTTTAACAAAGCAAACCGTTCAGTTAAAAGAGAATGTCTTTTCAAATCGACCAATCCCTTTCGTTGATGATTCCCCGGGTTTTCCCGCAGTGGATAGACGAAGAGAAAATAGTCGATATTTTCCATCAGCAAAATATTGGCCGCGTATACAAAGTAAGTATTATTCGGATGCCCTACAGCAAAAAACGCGGCTACCCTATCTACCAAGCGTATGTTTATTTCAGCGCATGGTACGACAATGAGATCGCATACCATTTCCAGCAACGCATCTTCGGGCCCCGGGCGCAAGCGCGTGTTGTTTATGATGACCCGTGGTATTGGGTCGTTTTTGAAAATACCAAGAACCGTTTAAGCAACAACGATAAGCGTATGATCCGTCTCGGCTACCAAGCGTATCTGAACGAGCAAGCCATCTTCGCGCAGGAACAGCGTCTTCGGCAATTAGAGTATAAGCAAATGGCCGAACCACTCCAATTCTGGGCAAGTGACCCGGTCTCAGTTCCATCGGAGCCCTATTTAAACTGGAATCGTTTATCGGAAGAATTCGCCATGAACACGCTCGGCGCCGAACTGAATTTGACCGAAACCGCTATGAGTGTGGCGGAAGCCGCCCTTGCCGAAGATGACGAAGAGATAAGCACCGAAATGGATTTAACCGAAACCGCTATGAATGTGGCAGAAACCGCCCTGACCGAAGATGATGAAGAGATGAGTGCCGAAATGGATTTGACTGAAACAGCTATGAGCGTTGCGGAAGCCGCCCTGGCCGAAGAAGATACAGAGATGTATTGTTGTAGTGCGTGTCAATTCGATCGCGATGACCGTGACTATGACCTACGTGACTACATTTATTAGAGCTTGAGGAGGAATTAGAATAAATTATAAGAAAAAATAAAAAGCTTCTACGGAACTTTTTTATTTTTTATCACGGGTTCTTGTATTCATTATTACATATAATTTGGAATCGCATCCAAATCCATCACCTCTTTCATTTTTTTCGCCAGATCTTTCTTCGTGACAATGAATTTATCAAAATACGGATTACTCAATACGACCGAGGGTATATGTTTATTTACGGTGCGCGCAATCATCTTGTAAAGTTTAAAATCCGGGTAACGTTCATCACCGTTCTTTTTATAGAGGATATTTCGCCCTTTGTCATCTTTCACCCAGTCCAACATGATTTGCACGATTTTGGATTTCGGTTCATCCATTAAATAATCATACAAAGCACAGCCGAGTCGACATAAATCAAAACTGAAATTCGGTTCTAGCCGCGGTTTTTTGTCATTGAAATATGGCTCACAATTGTATTGAGTGGCCGCATCGCCTTCCGGGTGATAACTATCACTACATAGAAATTGCCCACGGAATTTATAAATCGCCCGCCCATAATCAATTATCTTGAATAGTTTACCGAACGTTGGCACTCGATAATAGGTGTGATTTAATTTATAATAAAGGAATTTTTTATCCGTTTCAATATACATGACATTATTTGTATGTAGATCATTATGTGTTAAACCAAACACATTTTGAAAAGTAATCAGACTGAATAGAATTTGTATCACGATGGAATCCCATATTTCCGGAGTGATTTTACCATTCGACATAAATTCGTCTAGGGTAGATTCGCAATGTTCTAAAGCAATGACTTGAACTGGAAATTGCTTTATCTTCGCAATGAGCATTTCTTCGTCATCTGTTTCGCTCTCACTTTCCCAGTCTTCGTGTGAATCACTCCCTTCATTACCCACATCTTCTTCCGTATCACTATTTTCCGTATCACTATTTTCTGTATCACTATTTTCGGCGTCACCGTTTTCATCCTCTTCATTACTTGTATTGGAGGTGCGAGAAGAGCAAGAACTATTATTGGATTTCGTCGGAGCTTTTTCCAACGCATCCGTTATTTCGATCGTAACTAATTCCGGCTCCTCTAAAGAACCTACTGTTTTGTCGGATGAAAGTGTATTCAAATCGGTTATATCGGTCAATATTAATTCTTCTGTCGCTAATTCATTTGAAAAATTTAACTTTTTCTTATAATTGCGCGTATCGTCATTTAAGTCTTGTAAGCCACTCTCCTCTAACTCATACAACACCTTATCATTCTTACGAAAGAAATTCGAATCATTAAGATACTCAATGTCGTCGATAATATTCATACGAAAATCGGTTTTGGAAGCTAAAAAAGAGCCGTAAAAATCCATGCCATGTAGAAATCCATGGTCATGTAATAATTTACTGGAGAGATAGGTAAAAAAACTATCCACATACGCCGAATTATTGTAATCGTTCGCTTTCGGATTACATGCCGAGGAATCAAACATAGGCAGGTTTAGCAAAGTCGGGTCCGTTACATCATATTTCCCAAGCAAATATTTAATCGGGTCGAGCAATGGACTGAATTTTAAGAAGACTTTTTTTGTATTCTTTACATCATTCTTCTTCAGCTGACATTTGAATATATTACTCGATTCTTGTTCTAAAATTTCCTGTAATTTCCATGTGTGGTTCAACATAATAGTATTGTAATTGGTTTTGTTAAGCGCAAAATAAGAATTATAAAGGGGAATATAATTTTGTGCTTCGCGAATGCCGAAAGCCGGATTTTCTTCTAAACTTTTGAAGAGTCTCCGATTATCATCTTTTTTATAAGTAAAATCCATTTTGCTCAGGACGTCCATTATTACTTGTAATATATATAAAATATTAGTTTTTTAACTCATTATAAATATGCGGACTATAATATTGTTTATTATCTATTAAATAGTAATGACGTTGGAATTGAAAAAATTTGATATGCGCCACATTAGTTTTAAACCCGATGAAAATAAAGGTCCTGTCGTTGTCTTGATTGGGCGGCGTGATACCGGTAAAAGTTATTTAGTGAGAGATTTATTGTTTTATCATCAAGATATTCCGATTGGCACAGTTATTTCCGGCACAGAAGCAGGCAATGGGTTTTACAGTGCGCATGTGCCCAAGCTTTTTATTCATGAAGAATACAATACATCCATTATTGAAAATATCCTCAAACGGCAAAAGACAGTTTTGAAACAAGTGAAAAAAGAATTAGAACAGTTTAAACGGTGTAATATCGACCCGCGAGCTTTTGTGATTCTGGATGATTGTCTTTATGATGCCACCTGGACACGGGATAAAATGATGCGTTTGCTTTTCATGAATGGGCGCCACTGGAAAATTATGCTGATCATCACGATGCAGTATCCACTTGGTATTCCACCCAATCTGCGAACGAATATTGATTATGTCTTTATTCTGCGGGAGCCTTATATTGCTAATCGCAAACGTATTTGGGAGAATTATGCCGGGATGTTTCCGACCTTTGAATCTTTTTGCCAAGTCATGGATCAATGTACGGAAAATTTTGAATGCTTAGTCATTAACAATAATTCCAAATCCAATAAACTCCATGACCAGATTTTCTGGTATAAGGCCGAACACCATGCGGATTTCAAACTGGGGTCCAAAGAATTCTGGGAACTGTCAAAAGATTTACAATCGGATGATGAAGATGCCGCGTATGATCCAGGCAATGTAAAAAAACGAGGTCAAGGGCCGAAGATTAGTGTGAAGAAGACGACGAAGTGGTAGGGGGACTGCGCCCCCGTTATGCGGCTGCGTTCGGAAGAATTGAGTAAAAATTTCTATTCCAAAATCATATAAATATACTTTCATATTTATATCAAACATGAACAATGATGATATATATGTTGAAATGAAGTGCGATGTGTGTGGTAAATTCGACTATAATATAAATTTATGTAGCCAATGCCATAAAAAATATTGTAGGTCTGTCGGTTGCTCTGAGAATATAGTAAATATTCGTAAAAACCTCATTTGTAAAGGGGGCTGCGCCCCCCTGACCCCCGCAGTTAAAAGTAAACACGTATAAAAATTGCGCCCTTCAAATCAAAGCGAATCCCAAAAACATGGGGGTGTGGTGGTGTCCCCCAAAAAATTGAAATACTTTTCAATCAAGAGGTAGAAGACAACAACAAACCAAAACGAACTGACCAACGAACCAGCCGAACAGACACTAACCTAGAAGCTTAAGACAACTAAACACATAAAGATAAAAAAGAGAATACTATGGCGCAACCGACACGCAAAGCCGAGTGCGTAGCCGAGCGTTATGGCAAATGTGGTGGTCAAACGCAGAATTGCGTGCTGGTCTATCACTGCCGCCCGCGCGCAAAAGATTTAGACCGTGGCCACGCGGCGTATGATGACAAACTGAAGGTCCTTTTATGCGAAAAACATCAAACGGATATTGCCGAGCACGAAGAAAACAAGCAGTTGCCCGAAGTATACGGGTGGGACTTATCAGATGCGCTGGATGGCTTGACAGCCCGATTGAAGTATACGGGAAAGCCTGACAACGTCTATTGCGAGCATTGCACGCTTCGCTTGCAGCCGTGTAGTTCAGAAACGGGTGCCTGCACGGAGAACTGTATTTTCATGCAAAAGATGTATGGCGATAGCGAATATAAATGGCAATGTAAATGCAATGAACCGTATGAATGTCTTTGCGCCAGTTATGACAACAACGCAGTGCACTGGGCGGTCTTGACCTATGTCAATGGATTTGAATACGAAACATACAATTGCGAGGCTTGTGACGGCGACCGACCATCGTGGCGTGATTTGCACACGCATTACAAGGATTACTTGGTTAAAAAAGAAACAATCATCTCCATGGCCAAAGCCAATCCCGAACTCCTCCTGGAGAAAAACGTGAACGGCAAAACACCGTTGGACTTGATTCCAGAGATGATTGCGTCCCTGGAAGAAACCATTAAAGGCGAATACCTGAAATGCGCCGAATATGGCTGGGCCAGGAGCAATATCGACAATTTGAATGAGATTAAAAAAGAATTGATGTAGGGGATGCGCCCCAGCCCTTTGGAGGGCATTTGTTTGAATAAAATTATTAAAAAAGAGAGAAAGGCTTTCAAAGCTTTTTTATTTTTTATTTTTTATTAATTTAAAAATTGAAATTATTTTAGGTTACTATAATAATTTCAACACGCAAAGATGATGATTACCGAGACCAGTTTTATTGCTTTGCCACCCGCAATGCACTTGTTAAAAACCGAAGCTATTGATCGCTTAGATTCAGTTGTAAATGATTTACCCAAATACAAGAAACAATTACAAAATTTGATTACGCATTTTACGATTGATGAGATGTTAGATTTAATGAACACGATCTACCGAGACAAAGAATTTAAAGAATCCATCTATTATCGACGTTACAGTGAGTATTTTGATGAAATCGAAGAACTAATTTGGAGCACCCCGCCGCAGACACCAACTGGAGGAACACCCAATGCTCACCTCATTTAGGTAGTTCCCATATTCAATTTGCTCAAGGGGGTATGGTATTGTATCCCCCAAAAAATCGAAATGTTTTTCTTTTATTTATTCAGAGATAACTCCTATACAACCATCGAAAAAAGAAATGGCAGAGCAGACTCGCAAACCCAAGTGTCAAGTCGAGAATTATGGCAAATGCTGCGGCCAATTACGCGACCGTGAAGTCATGTATCATTGCCGCCCTCGCAGCAAAGATTTAACCCGTGGCCATGAACCCTTTGATCAAATAAGGCAAGTCCTTTTATGCGACGGCCATTTTAAGCGGATTAGTGACGACTACGAAAACAAGCAGTTACCTGAATTATATGGCTGGGATTTTGCGGATGCTTTGGATGGCCTGACGTACCGTTTACAGCATACAGTGAGGACCGCTCTCTTATGTTTACATTGTGATTGTAAAATGAAGGATACCGTAACAGAAACGGGCGCTTGTAACGATACGTGTATATCCTTAACGCAACATGGTGCTCAATGGGACCATTGCCGTTGTAATCAACCGGTAACATGTGTATGCGAAAGTTTTAAAAACAACCCATTGCATTGGGCCATATTGACCTATGGTAATGGCTTTCAGCGTGAATATGAATGTGACGCTTGTATACGGCCTTCTTGGCGTGATTCACAAGACATATATAAATCCGGATTGGTTGACGACAACACGATTATACAAATCGCAAAAGAAAGACCGAACCTGATTTACAAGAAGAATGCGCACGGCATTACCCCCATTCAAATTATTCGCAAAATGATCGACCTCCTGATAGATGCCAGAGAAGATGAATATGTCAAATCTGTCGCATATGGCCAGGCAGGGCATAATATTACAATATTAGAAAAAATAGCCAAAAAATTAAAAGAAGGGTCCGCCAGTCCTTAAGAGAAGAATAAAAATAAAAGCTTTTTTAATTTATATATAAAAATAACTCATGTATAAATATAAAATGACACCCATTGAATTCGCCGAATTGACCTCACTGATTGATACTTATAATTATGAGAATGAAACAGAGATTACACCCGAAAGTCTTCATGCGAAATGGTGGACCGCTGTAAAACAATTAAAAGAAGCACCGAATAAAGAAGCGCTCTTGGAAGGCTGGAAATATAAAAAAGAATTCGAAAGTGCGGAATATTCCCAAACCCATAATGAGAATAAACATATTTCATTGGACAATCCGGAGCAGCGTTTTTTATTGGATTTTTGGCTGTGTGTTTACCACTAGTGGGGTGTGCCGCAAAAAATTGAATTACTTTTCAAAAATAAAGTGAGTAATAACAACCAACAAAGAAAACCGACAAAATGGCTTATGCTGTACATATTAAATTGGAAGAGTTAGAAAAAGATAACAAAGCATTACGTGCGATGCTGGCGGACCAAGCGGGGAAAATCGAACGCAACAAACAAACCATCTATGTCTACGCCGGTGGCCTTTATAACCGTAAGGAACGAGCGATATTGGAAGACCACTTGAATATCTTGGAGGAAGCGTCGTTTGATGAGGATTACAGGACCTCTATTCAAGACCAAACCGAATCCATCTGGCCCCGAACGCGAGAAGGCATTATGAATGGAAGACGCATTACTACATTGGAAGAGAAAATTCAGGAACGGGAGGAAGCGTTTACCAAACAGTTGGCCGTCTTGGAAGAAAACCTTACACAAATATTTCAAGAACGCGATGAGCAGCTGACCCTATTTGAAACCAAACTCAAGGAAATGGAGACCAAAATTAATGCGATGGAAAAACAGCAAATAGAGCGTCTGGGCTTATGAAACAATAAACAAAAAGAAAAATAACAAAGGGTTATCAAACTCTTTTTTATTTATGTTGGCATCCTTTAGATGAGCTACTTTTTTAATTTATACCAAATATTTTTTCCATCTTCAAAAGAATAGGTAAGGGAATAAAATCTAAAATAATGGCCGCCGCATTCATCTCGATTGCCATTTTCGGCGGTTCGCTACCAAGGGTGATCCAACTTTTATCGACAGTATTTGTGCCATGGCCTGATATGACAATTGTTTTCATCGGGTCCAGCTGTTCCATCGGCTCACTGAAATTATTAGTGAAACTACTTTCTTCCGCTTTATCCAATCCGGGCGCATGGCTGTGTGTTCGCAAATATTCCTTTTTATAAGCCAGACAATTGTTAGTTGAATGCGTTTTTCCGAAACTTTTAAACTGAAAGAATCGACACAGCTCAAAGAAATAGATATAAGCAGCTGAACAGCCAGCAATCAGGGCACCTTTGGGCGAATTCATCAACATATACACCGCATGAGTGACCCGGGTTGGTGGATAATAATCGTCATCATCCATACAAACAATTATGTCGCCTATACATGCTTTATTCCCTACATTCCGCAAATCGCTTAGATGATGGTTCGGCTGGAAAGGGATATAATTAATAGACAGCTCTATTTTTAATTCGTTGATTCGTAATCCATTCGCCTCCGCGTCCGCCACCGTTTTACTGCCTTCTACGATAACCCATTCCACCATATTCGGATACATTTGTTTTTGAATGAGCCGTTCGAGATTAAGAAGACATTCATGTCGAGCATATTGAGTTACCGTCACAATGGAGACGGTAGGCATTTCAGGCTTTCCTACTGCTACTGCGTTTGCTCCTGCTACTGCGTTTGCTCCTGCTCCTACTTCGTTTGCTTCTACTATGTTTTTCATTTCCTTTATTGTATTTAATTGAACCATACCTTTAAACTATGCTTCAATTTTTTATTTTAAAATTTAGGTGCTACTATAGTTGTTTTTTTTGCCCACATACCTTTGTTAGTTGCAGTAGGCCGTCTGTATGTCGGCGTTTTGTCAGTAATCGTAAAATGATGTAAGCCTGTCGGCGGCACCGTGTGCTGCGCATCACTTATTCGTTTTGCGACACTTTGCGGCATTACGCTTGCTTTTAATGTTCCTCCGAATGTGCGATATACCTTTCGATAACGCACACGCCGCGTTTTGCCTACACGCCTACTCTTTTTCTGTCGCCGGGTTTTGACCATTTTTATATTTAAGGTTTAAAAAAAACACGGCAAACACTTTTTCTCGAGCGCCTTAATATTCGGTTGAAACAACACTAGTTTTACCGAGATATCAAACAATTGTTTGTAGGTCGCTTTTTCAACCTCATCCACCGGATACAGCTTATATTGGCTCATAATGTAATCATACATTTGACCCATCTTTGTCATAATGTCCTCATCTGACAACTTGACGGTAGTTGTAGGTGACGTTAACATAATTTCGGTAAGCAGTAAAACCAGGAGAGGAATTTCCGACTTCTCCAATTTCCCGTCCTTGATAATTTCTTTCACAGACTTTTCGATACGTATGTTGAGTGATACTAAAGCGGTAGGATCCATCTCTATATTCTACTTCGTCTATTTATTTTTATACTCTTTTCTTTAATATTTCATCTGCCCGTAGTATTTCATCTATCTCTGAATCCTCGATAATCTCCTGAATCGGATAATTATACGCATTATTAATCGAAAACAATATATTCAACATTAACCGATCTTTACCCGACCGGTTTTTTTGGCCGCGATGGTAGACATAATTCGGCATCCGCAATAAATCAAATGCCATCGCATTAGCTGCTTTAAATTCATAGTCTACACCTACATTTAAATTGAGGTTGGAGAGATAGGCAATAATTTCCGGTTGTGTTAAATACAATGCACTCATTTTTAATAAATCATTATAATAAACGAGGTTATTATGAGGATCAATAAAATTTAAATAGGCGGTCCCGTTCAGATCCGTCAATTCAACAAAAGGGATAAAATAACTGATACTGTCTCCTAAATAATCAATATGAAATAATTGATCCACACAATCAGGTGGCGCATTAATTATATTGATTTGTAACAATGTATGTTTCTCTAAATCTTCTTTCAATTCTACACATTCTGCGTATAATAATGGAATTAAATACTCATATTTATTTTCCGTCCATTTATTGCAGTACAACAACTTGTGATTAATCAATTTACTCCGGCTAGTAAAATGATTAAGATGTGTTTGTAAAATACATTCTAATTCCGTCCTTAACTTTGTGCTAATTTGCTTTTTCACTATATTCATTCCAGTTCTCTATATATATTAGCAATATATTTTTTTAAAATAGTTTATGTATTGGCACAAAACCAAACGCCGTTATTAACTATATTTTAATAAAATTTACTCGGCCAATGTCCGCACCTCCGCCACCTTACTCAACCCACGATCACTCTTCATGTCCGTCACAATATTCTCACCCTCAAACAACTCCTTGCGCAAATCCGCCACTGAAATTTCCTCCTTCATATCCTTGGCGCTAATGAGATTACCCTCTTCATCAATCGTTTGTGTCAGGACATTGCCACTTGCGAGGGCTTTCTCCTTGTTGTCTTTGATAGCCTTTTCTTTGGTTTCACGCACCCTCTTTTCAAATTCCACCTTCGCCGACGCTTCATTCTTATTCTTCTCCTGCATGATTTGGTTCAGCTCATCCTCCAAATACTCGACCCGACCGGTCTTGTAAGCCTCGGGGTGGAATGGCATCCACATGCCGACTGGACCCACATACACATCATGATTGGGGTCGACTTCACGCAACAATTTACAACGCAACTCGGCTTCTTCTTGCGTGGGATACGATCCGCGCACTTTTAATCCCCGGACACTGGTTTGAAAACTATGTTCTTTACCAAATTGTGCTTCAAGCCGCTCCTCATTGATATCTAGGAAATTCTTATAATCATCTTCGAGTGTTGTCAGGAACAAATTATCTTTCTCATCCTTGCAAAAATCTTGTAAGTCTTTAGAAATAGTATCAAAATTTAAATTATATTTATAGGCCAAAAAATTCAAAAAATGATTGAACTTTTCGAGTGATTTATTCATATCCCATTGTTTTAGGAATTGTTCAAAATTAAATAATTCACGTAATTTAATGATTTTTTCCGGGGACACAAAAGAGACACAGGTGAATTTTTGGCCGGCGATCGGTTTATCTTCGTCCAACATATCCACATACTTGGCATTCGGTGTGCCATCTGAGTTTACGCGGTAGGTAATGTTTTTATTGTCCATAGTATATTTTTAATATATTAAGAGTATTTTAAGTTCTTTTTTCTTTAAACAAAAGAAACAATCTATTTTTTTCTTTACAATTAATATAATATGTTGGGAATCGATATGCAAGAACTGATTAAACGCGCTATCAAATATTTAGTGGAAGGTTTAATGGTGGCTATTGCCGCTTTTGCCATTCCCCAGCAAAGTTTGAAATTCGATGAAATTGCCTTGATCGCTTTAACTGCCGCTGCTACCTTTAGCATTTTGGACACGTATGTGCCCAGTATGGGAGTCAGCGCACGAACTGGTGCCGGCTTCGGTATTGGCGCCAACTTGGTCCACTTCCCCGGGGGGTTCTAATGAGGGGAAACCCCTCACACTCCCCCATTGTGTGTAAATTTTACAAAAACGGGGTTGAAGGGGCTGAGCCCTTTAAAAATAAAATAATTTATAGGTTAAATTATTTTATATCTCTCGGAGGCGGGGTTGTAGGGGGCAGCGTCCTTTTTATAGATTTTTATCTCCATACAGGGTTAAGTAAACTAGAATGAGCCGGTCTATCTTTCATACCCATAAAGGTTTTAGTAAAAGGAAACGAACTCCAGCTACCTGATTCTATTAATGTATCTTTCGTGCTATTCCATTCAAAATACATGCCATTCAACAAAGAGAGATGTTTATCTCCAATTTTTCCATAAAATCTGACACAATATTCTTCATAGTCGGTTTTTCGGATATGCCACTCGTATCCATTGTCATCAATGAACGCAATTGTTTTTCGCGGTATATCGTCTTGCATTCTCTCTTTGATGTGTTTTTCGGCATCTACCAAAAATTGCTTTTTGATTATAGGCTTTGTGCTGGTTTCGGTAATCGTATTCATTTTTGATGAGTTAAATCAAGTTTAATTACTTAAGTTGTTTTTCAATTTTTTTATTAAAAATTTAATTTTCATATAATCAAAGGGTGTATGCCAAACAGACACCCTTTAATAAAAAGGGTATTACCAAAAGAAACACCCTTTCCCCGAGGGCGGGGGTTGTAGGGGGTTCCCCCTATCTAGATAGTCGGGATATACTCCCATTGGAGCTCCTCACAAATATTTTTCCAAATCTCATCCTGCTCTATCCGCTTCTCTCGATCCTTCAACATTGGAAAATATGGTAAAAAGTGATGCTGATTCAAAAGTTCACATAATTTATACACCGTATAATAATAATTCAGGAAATTCACACGATCATCCGGGCAAAATTTCGCATACGGGCCTTGGATATCCATAAACAAATTACAGAGCATATTCTCTAATTCCGAGCTCATGATCGGTGGTTTGATACCGAGCTTATCTTTAATAAACGGGATATGTTCATAATATTTATTGTAGCCCAGCTTTTTGAGGATCTCTTTGGTCCGCTTGTTGGTCATATGCGAGAGATCGATTCGCTCCTTTTTTATTTGTTGAATAATATTTTCAATGACTTCATCGGGAATTTGTGTCGTTTCTTTTGCTTGAAACTGGGCCAAGATTTCACGGAAATGGTTGATCCGTTTATACGCATAAAAACAGACTTCTTTCGGTGGTTCTTTATACGACGGTTTCTCATTCTCCACCAAATATTTCACGCTATTCGAGCAAAAGTTACAGATGAGAATACCTTCATAATCCACGGCAATCATTTCGCCTTTATTACAAAAGTTACAAATATCCGTCGGTATCACAAAATTATTAATATCGAGAAAACTGTCATCGACATTCGTCATGTAGGTCTGAATATTTTTCCTTTCTTTACTTAATTCTTCCGCTAATTCACTGTCTTCTGTATTTATTTTAAAAAACTTATCCAAGAGGGTAGTTTTATTGACACACTCCGCTATTTTCTTTTTGTTTTCAAAATAATCAAAAACATAAGAGGAATTATTTAGTAAATATTCTTTTTCTTTTTTTTTTATACTGTTTATACTTTTTTTTATTTCCTTTAAAGCGTCGCATAAATCAAGTCGCTCATCTACCGATAAATTTACATTTTTTAATTTTACACAAATCTCTCGTTTTTCATTTAACAAGAGGGGTAACTGTTCTTCTTTATCGGCCGTAAAGCCATCAATAATTTCTTTGTGTTTCCCATCCAAGGTTGTAATATTTTTTTTAGAGATATATATTTTTTTAATATTTTTGGGTTTAAAGGTAGGCATTATATATTGTTTAAAGAGGCTTTTATTTAAGCATTTGGTTTAGAAATAATTAATGTTTTCTAAGCTATTGCTAAAATGGAATTAAATGTACAAATGAGCGCAAACCATTTGACGCCGGATTTTATAGAAATACAAAAAATGTCATTTATTCATAATGCAATTGATGATGGCTGGGCTGTGAAAAAGCGCGATGACAAATATATTTTTTCCAAAAAACATGAGAATAAAAAAGAAGTATATTTAGAAACATACCTCCAAAAATTCATTGAAGCAAATTTAACCGCAAAAAAAAAAGCCGGTAGTGCTCTATAGTTTGGCTATTGTTTATGCTAAGGTTCATGAATAGCCTTTTTAAAAAGATTTTTACGTAAAAATCTTTTTTCCTTATTTAAAATTAAATTTATAAATTTTTTTTCTTTAGCAATAATATAACAATGGGCGGTGGTTTGATGCAACTCGTAGCTTACGGCGCACAAGATGTCTACCTGACGGGTAACCCTCAGATTACCTTCTGGAAGGTGACCTACCGTCGCCACACGAACTTCTCAATGGAATCGATCGAACAGACCTTCAACGGTCAAGCTGATTTTGGTCGCCGTGTGACATGCACCATCAGCCGAAACGGTGATTTGGCTTACCGCACCTACTTACAGGTGACTCTGCCTGAAATCAACCAGGGCATGAGGAACGCCGGCAAGGGTGGTGTCTGGGCCCGTTGGCTCGATTTCCCCGGAGAGCAGATGATCTCCCAGGTCGAAGTCGAAATCGGTGGTCAGCGTATTGATCGCCAGTATGGTGATTGGATGCACTTGTGGAACCAGCTCACCCTGTCCAAGGAACAGGAGCGTGGTTACTTCAAGATGGTCGGTAACACCACCCAGCTGACCTTCATCACGGATCCCTCTTTCTCGTCTGTTGATGGGCCCTGCTCGTCTAACGCCCCCACCCAGGTCTGCGAGCCCCGCAATGCCCTCCCCGAAACAACCCTCTATGTCCCCTTCCAGTTCTGGTATTGCCGCAACCCCGGTCTTGCGCTCCCCCTGATTGCCCTTCAATACCACGAAGTCAAGATCAACCTTGATATTCGTCCTATTGATGAGTGCTTGTGGGCCGTTTCCGACATTGGCAGTGATGTTAGTTCCACCAGCCAGCGTTGTACCGCCGCTTACAACCAGTCCCTCGTCGCCGCCTCCCTCTATGTCGACTATGTCTTCTTAGACACGGATGAGCGCCGCCGTATGGCCCAGAACCCCCACGAATACCTGATCGAACAGCTCCAGTTCACTGGTGATGAGTCCGTCGGTTCGTCTTCCAACAAGATCAAGTTGAACTTCAACCACCCCTGTAAAGAGTTGGTCTTCGTCGTCCAGCCTGATGCCAATGTCGACTACTGCTCGTCCCTCACCGGCGGCACCACCCTCTTCCGCACGCTCGGCGCCCAGCCCTTCAACTACTCCGATGGCATTGATGCCCTCCCCAACTCCATCATGGCGTTCGGTGGTAAGACTGAGACCTATTCCGGTGATTTTATCTCGGCATCGGGTCTCTTCTTTGACCCCGCTTCGGTTGATGTTACCACCGGCTTTGGCTCCAACTGGAACACCCAGCCTTTCCAGGCCAACAACAACAGCGGTGTCTCCGATGCCGGCACCTTTGTGCTCACCGAGTCCTCCCTCGACCTCCACTGCTGGGGTCAGAACCCCGTCGTCACCGCTAAGCTCCAGCTTAACGGCCAGGACCGTTTCTCGGAGCGTGAAGGTTCTTATTTCTCCCTCGTCCAACCCTACCAGCACCACACCCGTGCCCCCGATGAGGGTATCAACGTCTACTCCTTCGCCCTTCGCCCGGAAGAGCACCAGCCGTCTGGCTCGTGCAACTTCTCGCGCATTGATAACGCCACTCTTCAGCTGGTGTTGTCCAATGCGACCGTGCAGGGCACCAACACGGCTAAGGTCCGTGTCTACGCCGTTAATTACAACGTGCTGCGCGTCATGTCGGGAATGGGGGGGTTAGCATACTCCAACTGAGCGGTTTGGGAGGAAAAAAAACATTTATTACATTTAAATTATTACAAAACAAACTTAAAGACATATCATACTATAATAATTATAATATGATTAACGGAAAAATTGAATCGCCAACCGCATCCGCTCACACTGCTTTACAATCAGCCATGAAGGTCACCACTACAATTGATACCACGCTCTTATGTGGAGTCTTAGACTTTGCAGGAAAAAAATATTATTTGGATTTGAATGATTTTAATGTGTTTGTTTTAGCAGGGAAGAAATTTAATTTCATCAATGAAACTGACGTATATCCATCCTATTTATATAATTACAAACGGTTTTCTTTACTGGAACATATATTCGTATATAATTCCAGCAATATTAATTACGTTTTCAAAAATAATAATCTACACGATTTGCGTCGTTCTAATGTAGAAATTTATCACAAATATCACGATATAGTCAAAGAAAACTATAATGTAGTAGACTATGTCCAAGGGCATTACAATACAAATGGAAGTGATGCTTTTGTTTTAAAAAATCCAATTTGGAAAATTAAGACAAGTAATAATGAAGAGCAGCTTCTTATGTTTTGCGAAAAAGATATTTTGTGTATTTTATCCAAAGAATCTTACAAAAAAATATTAGATTATGAAAAAAATAATAATGATAGAAGAAAAATAACATTCTATATGCTCCAAAATGGTTATATTGGTTGTTCTATAAATTTATATATCCATCAAATTATTACGAATTGTTATGGCAATGGAAAAGGCACAAATAATATCAGTGTCGACCACATTGATCGTAATCCTTTAAATAATACAATGGAAAATTTACGCGTAGCTACACGAGAAGAACAAGAACAAAATTCAAAAGGAATTATGGAAGGGACAAAAAGAGCACGGAAACACAACGCAAAGCCTTTGCCTGAAGGCATAACTCATGATATGATGAAAAAATATGTTGTTTATTATGACGAATACGCAGATAAAGAGAAAAAAAGAACACGTGAATTTTTCAAAGTTGAGAAACATCCCAAATTAGAAGAAATTTGGGTTGGAACCAAGTCTAATAAAGTATCTATATTGGACAAATTACGTATGGCAAATAAAGTGGTATCTGATTTAGAACATGATATTTATCCAGGCAATAACAGTACCGGAAAATTACCAACTTATATTACGATAAAAAATGAACGAGATAAATTCCATATGGTCTTTGATAAGAAAGACGATGAAAAGCGTTTTAATTTGCGGATGGTATTGCCCGAAAATTACAACCTAGAAGACCAACTCAGAATTTTTAGAGATAAAATTAAGACAAAATATGAGATAGAAATTTAAAGAAGTTTATTATATCATAAAAAGTGAAAATTTCGCCCTTAACTTAAAATGCGGGGTTTTAGGGGCAGCGCCCCTATCTAATTCAACGTCCGCCGTTTATCCAACCATTTCAGTTCATTATAATTCAAATACTTGTAATCCAGAAAATCATAAAGGTTTGGGTCATTTAAATTCGGCACCACTTCTGACTGTAAATCCAGCTTGTATGTGAATAATTTTTTGTTTTCATAAATAATGGTATTATTCAAGAGTAGGGCATGAATATCATTGTATTTCACAATCTCAATCTGATTATCATAACGCGGGACGAGGTTATAGACAAACATATTGTGCTTGACAAAAATCAAGCCCCGCGTCCACTTGTCCGTCGGTTTTAAGGAAACATTTAAGATCTGCTTACGAAACGCATCATAACCACCTTTAATAATAAACGACATCTACTAGTTATTACTGCGCATCATCTTTTTATATTAATTTTATATATATTAAATATAATAAGAATAAATATAAAATGTTTAATTTTTTTGAACTTTTAATGCCGCACGAAGAGAAGTGGTGTTCAACGATGGGCTATTTTAATCCGTATACCGATAAATTCCGTACGCGCCTAACTGGGAAAATGCCTTTTTTTGACAATGAATGCTATGAACGTTACCCCCGGTTTAAAAACGTCTATGACAAACTCTGGATCGTCAAAAGTCAAGGTTTGCCTGCCGGACGTTTAGAAAAACTCAAAGGCAAAGAAGATAAAGTCATCTATCCCATTTTCATTAAACCGCGCTGGGGCCATTTGAGTGCTTCTTCGAAAAACTGTTTTAAGGTAAATAACGCCAACGAACTCAAAAAATACGTTAACTACAAAAATATGATGTGGTCTGAATTCATTGATGCCAAAGAAGGTATGACCGATTATGTTTTACTCAATGGGAAAATTGTACACCAAATTACCTATATTTATTCTGACAAACAAAATGGGTTTAGTGATGACTGGAAATATATTTCACCGGATTCGACGCCACCACCCATTATTTCCGAATGGGTCAAAGAACATCTGAAAGAATTTACAGGGTTGGTGAATGTCCAATACCGGGATGCGAAAATTATTGAAGTGGGCTTGCGTTTAGCACGTGGTGGCGCCTATTTAGTTAGCACTGAAAATGAGGCCCTCATTACGAATATCAATAACATTTTTATCAAAAAAGAGTGGAATTATAATTTAACCGCGGAAATGCGGTTCAAACCTTTTTATGTATACAAATGTTTCACGACTTTACCCATTGTATTTCTCTTTCCACAAAAAATTATCGATTGGTATATCCAAAAACAAACGAGCCGACCGTTTTACGAGTATTATTTCGAACCGGTCGGCAACACAGGGATGGTGTTTTTTCAGTTTATGGATGATGATTTTGAACGCGGCATGCGGACCAAACGAGAGATCGAAAAAATCTTTGATCGAGCACAAATAGTAATGTATGCCTTAATCGCACTAGCCTTTGCTCTTTTTTTAATCAAAAGCGCCAACCGTTTTCTTTTTCTCTTTTTCGTGCTTTTTATCTTTCTCATACGTATTTTTAACCCTATTATAGTGAATTTTAAATTGTATAAAGCCCAGAAGCAGTCGATTTTTAAAGAAGGGTCGTTAAAGGAGACTGAACCGGATATCGAACCATTTGATTCAGCATAATTCGATCCCTTAGAATTTCGATCCCTTAGAATTTTATAGCGTTATATTAATGTATATGAGAAAGAGAAGTAGTTCTTTATTGAAAACCAAAAAAAAGAATAAAAAAAGGGGTGGTAGTTCTCCGCCAACCAAACGCAGAAAAACCGAAAAAGTATGGTCCGAATTGTTACCCAAAGAACACCAAATATTATGTAAAAAATATAACCCAAAAAACTTGGATAAATTAGCAGAGAAATGTTACAAATACGATGATATGGATCTATGGGTTCATAATTCATACGGAATTCAACAAGTATCCGATGAAGCCTCCCCGTTATTCATATTTAACGAAGACGAAATAAATAATTTCGATGATTTAAAGGATGGTATACATAATTTTATGTTGTTTTGGGACGAAGACAGTGAAAAATATACTTTAGCCACGGCATATTTTAATGCTTTTGAATTTGGTTCGAAACACAATATAATTAGTTACCGAACAAGAGGTTTAACTCCGGATACATTTATAATCTCTGGTGAAATCAATAAAATTGGTGATTCTATTACTTTTCATGATACCAGCTCACAGTTTTTTCAGGATAATTTATGTAATATAAAACGCCAAATGCCAATTATTTATCTCTCGGCGTTGATTGATGAATTCGATATAGATATCGATACCATAGACAAACCACAATTAGATATGTTAAAAGAAAAGCTGTTTGCGACGAATGTATACGAAGAGAAATTTATGAGGAGAATAAACCTGACCAAGACACTCGATGAATTAGTTCAAGCAGTATCTACCAATTTACCAGTAGACAATATTGAACAAAGCGTCATTCGTAAGAATTATGTTGATTTAATCCAACAAGTCCTCTCCGATGCGTTTGAACATTTGTTTAAGATAAAAATACCAATTACATATCGCAGTGTCTTTGCATTTAGCGATGAAGAATATGGCGACCAAAAAAGTGTAAAAGTGTTTACGCAACAAATGTGTGCTTTACAGAATCCAATTCCATTTGATGTGTATTTTTCCGATAACGACTGTAGATCCGAAAGAAAAAAAAGTCGGTATGATACGTGTCATTTAGGTGATATAACAGACGATTATATGACTGAGATGAAAAAAGAAACTCCGAAAAAATCATCCACCGAAAAAAAATCCACCGAAAAATCAGTTTATGTAGATGGCGAAAAACTGTCTATTGACGACATTAAAAGATATTGGCCAAACTATCTTCGATTTCGGGACATTGAATTTAAGGATACACCAGAATTGCTTTATGAGAATCTAATTAAAAGAATACAGAAAACAAAATCAAATGCGGTCATTGAAATCAGATAATAAATTCGCCGCGCACACTATCAAACTCATCCGTCGAGCGAAAAATATTTATAATATCCGCACTGGTATATTTGCCATCTAGTTCGGGTAAAATATTATTTGCTGGCACCTCGATGTCCCAAAACTTTTCAATCATTTTTGCTACATCATACGTCGAACATTTTTTAAAATTCAGCTTGATATCAATCCGACCAGGCCGGATCAAGGCTTTATCCAAGACATCAATCTTATTGGTCGTCATAATGAGAATGCGGCCACTACATTCGTTGATACCATCCAGCATATTTAACAAGCACGAGAGATTATTGTTTTTTGTCTCATTTGTCATTTTTAACAAAGACGAAAGCAATTTTATTTCATTATTGGAATTGTCACACACATTTTTAGCAGGCTCACTAGCGGGTTGTATTGCCGACGCTTGTCCAGATACGGCTGATCTCTCCTTCACCACTTCCCCCAGCGCATCAATATCTTCGAAAATCAAAATACGTTGGCTTTGTGGTATAATATGCGTTTCATCCAAATCCTCATTATAAATCAAATTTTGTAAATCGTTGAAATCCATTCCATCATTGAGTTTAATATCAATCCCATGCCGCTTTGTATAATTCATCAACTGTTTAATGAAACGTGTTTTACCGCAACCCGGTTCACCATACAGGAGAATACCCAAATTATAAGGAATACCCTTCTCCAAATACCATGCTTTATTGTTTAAGAAAAAATCTATCTTCTTTAAGACTGTATCCATCTCTTGAAAATAACTGTTTTGAAAAGTTATAGAGGATTCCCATGGCACAGATTCCACGCAAATTGAACTGCTTCCGCCGATTTTCTTCTTTTTGCCGGTTGTTTCTGTCGATTTAGCGGTGCGTGCCGTAATAAAAAGTTGTTTTTCATTTGTTGTATGCCGCAAATGTTCTTTATAGGCCGCTACCTTTTCATTCACCCATGTTTGTAGCGCATCTAAGGATAATGTATAAGTATAAACCATCAATGTATTGACTTCAACAATCTCGGTATATTGTGCGCCACGGTGTTTTTCTTTAGTGCCATTGATAATCCGTCCACTGATTTGTTCGGTTAATTTAAATTCTTTTCTTTGTTCGACCAAATACCCATTGTATTTTTCACTCCCATTATCCCAATCAAATTCCATGTCTTCTTTCAGTCGATACACCGTCTCGTTTTTCTTTGCTAAAAAAAACATAATAGACTTGAACTTGACAGATCGCGCATTGGGTTCGGTACTGATGACAATACTTTTTTTATTGTGCTCACTCCACTTGCGATATAATTCATTTATATACTCTTTATCCGTATTGTAAAAAAGAAAGACCAAAAAACCTAGTAAGGCCATATCAAATAAAAGAACACCCGTTTTTAAAGCTTCAATGATACTCGAGGCTTGACCCATAATGATCGGTATAATAAAATATTCGGGTGACATCTCTCAATCTTGTTTATAATGAACGCATTATTTTTAAGCACTTTTAGAAAAGTCAACCGTTGGGAAAGGTTGCTTAGTTTGGCTCAACCTTTCCAAAAGGTTGGTTGAAGAGCCGATTCATATTTACCACCTCTGGTTTGTTTTCCTCCCGCTGAAACAACTTATACAACAAACTATTCGCACGGAAGCGGACACTGTAGTCCTGCTGGAGTTTATTACGCCCAATACGCCCCATGGCCTGAATACATTTCTCTTGACTCATCTCCGCCAAATCATTACCAATATAGCCATGACAGAACTGGTAATTTGTCCCATAAATATAATCGGTCGACGCAATAATCATAAACAATTTATGTGTTTGAGCCAGTTTTTTCATGATCTCGGTATACTTCACACATTTGTGCGCCGAAAAGACACCGATACCCATCAGCAGTAAGAGTTTCCAATAATCCTGGACCTCCGTCCGCATAATTTGTTCGACAATGTCTTCCGAGATTTGACACGTAAAGACATTCGCATGGTTCATACGCGCAGCATATTTATACAAGTGGTCGCGCGTATTCGGCACATAAGTCGGGTTCAAACTGATGGTCTCGATACTTTCCTGTAACACAGAGAGCTTTTGTTTTTTGGCTTTCATTTCGGGTGACAGTTTATCGGCCCCATTGTTTTTGTCTTTTTTCTCTGTAGTCGTGGTATTTTTGCTAGCAATCGCATCTTCCAAATCCTTTTCAATCTCTTTGATTTGTGCTTGTAAGCCGCGATTGAAGTGAATTTTTCCCATAATATCTTTTATGACCTGCTCGGGGATTTTCGCATTTTGAATATAAAATTGCGCAATTTTTGTAATATCGTCGGCGAGAAAGATGGTCGGTCCATCTGTCAATGTATACGCGTCTGTCGTGGTGACATTCACATTGGATTCATGTATTTTCACTCTACACTCAGTTAGGCGTTGATAAAGGGCCGGATAAGCGTCAGGTTTAATATTACCCAGCAATTCGAGATAGAAGATTTTCAAGGATGCCATGTCAAACGCATCAATATCCGGGAAATAGGTTTCGATCGTATAACGCTCGTTTTGTATATCCTCCGGTCTGACCGCTAACATAAACCGCACCGCCTCACGCAAATCAATATAGCGTAATAAGGTCTTATTTTGTTTACAATGCTCTACCACGGCCGTGATTTTGGCATAATCCGCATAGAGGTAATGAGGCATCTCCGTATAGCCTTCGCGATTAATCAGTGGAATTGTTTTCTTACAATCATAGCTCACAATTTCATGGACTTGAACACCAGTGAACCGCGCACAGAAATCCATAATGGTTTCAGTAATATCGCTTTGCTGAGGTAAAGTGGCCGAAGATAACACCAAATTGGGGATCAGATTTTCGGTCCAATTCTTGTGAATGATCGCATGTAATTCATGCTCCGGATAATCCATTGTGATGGTTGGTTCGTCCCAATAGGTGATAATTTGTTCTTTCTTGTTGAACGCTAGCATGTAAAGCATTGCCGGCAAATACGATTGGACATCACAAATCATGATTTCCACCTTTTCACCTTGTGAATTATCGACCTTACCGATGCCACCACTTTTGCTATTTTTCGTATACTCTTTCGCGGCATAATAATGTAAGCGTATATCCTCCGCATCCCGACAGCCAAAAGCAAATGCGATCTTTTTCTGTATAGAGATAGCCGCTTTCGCGAGGGAGAGGCCGACGTGCCGCGCAGCACAGACAAAGATGACCCGATATTTGCTAGCCAATCCGAGTGGTGACATTGTTTTGCCTGTCCCGGTGGGCGCGATATACAGAATAAGCTTAGGGTTCGGTTGTTTACATAGGGTGAACAATTGTTTTTGGTGGTCGTATAAAGTTTCATCCGCATAGCGTAACAAATAATCATTCTTCTCAATGAGCGCATAACTTTGTTCAACTAGTGCGAGCATTAATTCATTCGACTGAAACTCCGCGATAAGCGTTTGAATCACCGCGGTTAATTGCCTACGCAATTCTTGATTCACGTTTTCGATATTGTATTTGAGCAATTTGTGGATGGTATAAAGATAAAACAACCATTCTTTACTGGCGCCCACACCAATAGTTGCTTTTGCTCCTTTCCCGGCGCTCTTGCTCTTCTTCCGCTCCAAGAGATTCGCGAGGAGATCAATCATCATAAATTCAAAGATATGGGGTTTCTGTTCTTCGAAATGTTTGGTCGTATTTTCCATACGAATAATGTCCGCTTTTTTTAAGACCAATTTGGCTTTTTTTTGGGTTCTCTCCTCCGGCGGCTGCACCGCGTATTTCTTATACAGTTCTTCCAATTTACCTTGAAAATAGTTTGTATAAATATAGTCATCAAATTGCGCCGCATTACTCAGCTTCATATGCTGCGCTAAGGCGGTTGTATAATTGCGTGATACATTGACATCCGCAAAGCCATCGGCGATTAAAGCCAATATGCGTTTTTCATTATCGTTACAAGGCACTTCAATCGTGGCCCATTCTTCTTTCGTCAATTTGGTTTGCTGTGTAATAAAATCCATGGTAGTGAGTTGGTTCAGACTGTGTTTATAAAGAATTACTCGGTATATCTTTATTTCAATTTTAATTTTAAATAAAATTGAAATTACTTAAGCATTAAAATAGAAGTATTAAAATATAATACCTATACAACATGGCTAACCCGATCATTCTATCGATTGAAGGCAATATTGGTTCCGGCAAATCAACCTTACTCGCGAAATTACAAGAATTATATGGCGTTGATTCTTCGATATGTTTCCTTCAAGAGCCGGTGAATATCTGGGATACCATTAAAGATGAACATGGTGTGTCGATCTTAGAAAAATACTATTCCGACCAAAAAAGATATGCGTTTTCCTTTCAAATGATGGCTTATATATCACGTATTTCGCTTATGCGTGAAGCTTTGAAAAAGAATTATAAGGTTATTATTATTGAGCGGAGCGTCTATACCGACTCAGCCGTTTTTGCAAAAATGCTGTTTGATGATAAGAAAATTGAAGAAATTGAATACAAAATCTATTTAAAATGGGTCAATGAGTTTATTGCCGATTTCCCGCCCGTTAAATTCATCTATGTGCGCGCGGAGCCCGAGGTCTCTTACGAGCGTGTATTAAAGCGCGGCCGCCAAGGTGAAACTATTCCCTTCGATTACCTACAAAATTGTCATAAATACCACGACGAATGGTTATTGAACCAAAATGCCACACCATTGTTGGTGTTGAATGCCAATATGGATATGAATAAAGACAGCCAGGCATTGGCCCTCTGGGTCCATGATATTAATTGCTTTATCTATCAATAAGTTTGCGTAAATTTACATAAACTTAAGGAAAATATTAACTATTTTTCTATGGTTGACGTAAGTAAATAAAAAAAGGATATCGTGTTCAAATTTAATTTTGTGAATAAATTAGGGATTTTTAAAATCTTTTTAAGGATATAAGATATTTTTAATATAAATATAATAACTTAATTATAGAAAATGCCCAAGAATGATATTGATTACTCAAATACAATTATTTACAAAATCACGTGTAAAAATCCAACGGTAACGGATGTCTACGTAGGTCACACTACCAATTTTGTCCAGAGGAAGCACGCACATAAACAAAGTTGTCTCAACCATAAATCACCAAATCATAATTGTAAACTGTACGAGGTAATCCGATTAAACGGAGGGTGGTTCAACTGGAAAATGGATATAATTAATTTTTTTAATTGCGCGGATCATTATTCTGCCAGAAAAAAAGAACAAGAATATTTTGTTTCATTAAATGCCACACTTAATAGTATCGAACCTTTGCCAAAACCCAAAAATATAAATAAAGAAATATCTATAACAAATCCAAAAATTTTATATTGTAATACGTGTAATATAAAATGTGTTAATTCCAAAACATTTGATATTTATAATAAAAGTATAAAACATATAAAAAATGAAGAAATGTCAAATTTAAATGAAAATAATACAAAAATTAAAAAAACATATAATTGCGAAACATGTAACCTTGATACAAACAACAAGAAAGATTACTCAAAACATTTATTAACAAGAAAACATATTAAAAACACAGAAAGTGATAAAAATATACAAAGGACACACCAATTAACATGTGAATGTGGTAAAATATATAAACATTACTCTGGCTTATGGAGACATAAAAAGATATGTAAAAATAAAAACATAAATAAAAGTGAAATTATAACTTTAATAAAAGATAATAATGATATTAAAGAGCTCATTAAAGAAGTTGTAAAAAATAATAATGAATTACAAAAACAAAATAAAGAATATCAAAAACAAATGACGGAGTTGTATAACAAAAGTAATAATATGGTAATATCCAGTTTAATATAATTCATGTGTATACAATTTATTATAAACGCGTGGAATATATTTTTATATGAAAAATAAAAATATATAAAAATCAGAATTCTAGGTTTGATCGCTGCAAATCGATTTTGGACATTTTTAAAAATGTCCATTTTCAAAAAGTCCAAGCCGGACCTAGAAAAAACCCTACCAAAAAACGACTTGTGACCATTATGCTCTCATTTCCATTTTTTAACTAAAAATGTTGTGACTATAACTTTTTAATTAAAACAACTTAAGCGGAAAATTATATTTCCATATATTAGCGGAAATGGAAACTTTTTCTCCCGGAATTTCCACCACAAAATATGTTTGCGACGTATGTCACACTTCATGTAGCAAAAAAAATGATTGGTTGCGGCATGTAAAGACAAACAAACATTTAAGAAACTTTGGAAATAAAAAGGAACTAAAAAATGCTACATTCGATTTTACATGTAATTGTGGAAAGAAATATAATACCAAAAGTGGTCTGTGGAAACATACTAAAATATGTGTTATAAAGGTATGCGAGCCAATCAAGGCACAATTTATCAAAAATGAACCTTCAAAATCGGAGCCATTAAATGGAATTATAACGAATGATATTTCTTTTTTAACAAATCTTGTATTGGAAGTTGTAAAAAACAATAGCGAATTACAAAAACAAAATATTGAATATCAGAAACAAAACCAAGAAATACAAAAACAAATGATAGAAATATATAAAAAGGGTAATAATACAGTAATCTCTAATAATAGTCATAACAAAACATTTAACCTTCAATTCTTCTTGAATGAACAATGTAAAGATGCCATGAATATTATGGATTTTGTGGATTCGATGACACTCGAACTCTCGGATTTGGAGGATGTAGGCAAGCTCGGATACGTTGAGGGTATCAGCAATATTATCATTCGTAAATTGAATGAATTGGATATTTACAAACGGCCGATTCATTGTAGCGATGCAAAACGAGAGATTATGTTTGTCAAAGATGATAATGTATGGGAAAAAGAAAATAATACATATGACAAACTACGCAAGGCCATTAAACATGTCACCAAGAAAAATAGTGATATGTTAGTGCCATGGAGTAAAGAACACCCGGCTTGTATGAATAACCAACATCGGTTGAATGATGTCTATATTCAATTGATGGGACAAGCTATGGGCGGCAAAGGAGAGTTTGTTGATAGTGAAAACAAAATTATGAAGAAAATTGCGAAGGCAGTTTTGATTGAGAAGTCTTAAATCATAAACTCGGCAAATACCTCATAACATCATTATCATACGTCGTGACTTTAAACGCGTCATTGTAGCCTTCGACAAACACGACATCACCTGTGTAGACATTGTCGCAGCCGACCTCACTCGTGCCACTACGGCCTTTCACTTTCACTGGCAATTTGATCATATTATTTTTATCATTCAAGGTATAAAAATTCCATTTATCTCTCCTCGAAAATAATGGCCGCCCCATTAAAGGTAGGATGGTTTCATCTTTACCACCATACCGTGTTAGGATCCCCAGCTGTCGGTATTTAGCATCGTCACAACTTTGCGTGGACACATTAATCGGCACGGCACGACGGATGTCACCACCACCGGTGAAACATCGATCGTCGCGTAAAGGGGCTTTATAAATATCAAAAAACACATCATTCCCGGTGCCTTTTTCTCGGCGCTCCATTGGCAAGACAGTAATAGTATTGTTTATTCCACGGACTTCTCTCTGGGCTTGTGGCTGTTTGCGGTTATAGAGATAAATTCCGCCACCCAAGATAATGAAAATAACACAAATAAACATAATCGTGACATTTTCTATACATAACACGCCCGGTGGGCATCGACGTGACATTTATATTATATAAGAATACAATTATTCCGCATCGCCACTGTTTTCTTTCAAAAGCGTTGCATTGCTTCCTACATTTTTCATTAATTTACTTATGGCTCCCATGTCAAACCCTTGTAAGATACTGCCCGCTTTTTCCATAATAGGCGTGATCTTTTCAATATTGCCCATTAACAAACGCTGTTTTTCGGCGAGTCGGCCAGTATCCTCTGTCATATTGCGAATGGCATCCGAGCTTAATAATTTATCTAAATTATCATAAGCGGTTTCTAAAGTTGCGGCGTAATCAACCTTTGGTTTATGGCGTGGGACATCATCGTCATCCGCGGCATTATAACGCGCCGGGCTTAGTTGTTGTGAGAATTTTTCCGTTGGCTTTGTCGCTGGTTTTGTAATAGCCGCGCGCTGGATTGCGTCAATTTGAACACCGCCTGCGGTTGCGTCAGGTGGTGCTATAGTGGCGGGCTTAGCGGCGGTGCCAGTTTTCTCCGGTTTGGCAGCACTATCTCCCATATTTTCATTACCCTCTTGGACATTTCCGAGCATATTTATTTGTACTAAGCAGAAAGTGCTAACCATGGCTGTTAATAATACAACAATCATATTTTTACTAAAGTAAGTAGTTAAGAACCCAATGATGATAAAAAATGCCACGGCGTCCAATTGTTTGAGCATTAAATAACTAAACAAATTTATGACTGAAAAAAATAAGACGACGTATAAAACATTTTTGTTTCTTAATAAAGAAGCGATATCATTTTTTTTTGCGTGTCGTTTCATAGTATATATAATATAACAGAAAAAATTGAAAATTAGTGCGATATGTATATAAATATACAAACGCTTATAAAATAGATGCTTAACTACAACTTGGCCATATGCGAAGTATTTCATCCGATTTTACACGGGCATGACGAAAATAGTAGTCCGGCTATAAACAACCATTTCCTCGTGTATACTTTAATTGATTTGGTCGATTTTTACAATAATGCTTATTTATCGGAAAGAAACAGCTTGAAACGATATAGACATGCGATTCAAATTTTACATGGCAGCAGCTTAAATGAAACTCATCCGACGATCCGCAATTATCAAAAGGTGTCAAAGAAATATATCCGTTTAGAAATTATTCAAACAGATATATTGACCGGGAATGAAGAAGTTGCTTACCTGAAAACGTTTTGGCTTCGTATTGTTCAACGGCGCTGGAAAAAAGTGTATAAAGAACGCAAAGTGTTAATGCTTCGCCGTAGTCAGCCTGCGGCACTTCATGAACGGCAACGGACGGGACAATGGCCTACCCCATTACGTGTGTGGCCTTTATTTAATTTGAATTTACGACATGGATGAAGGTGTTTTGCTGCTCTTCCGGTGGAATCTTTTAGTACTTTTTTTGCTGTATTTTTTATGAAGAGATAGCGTCGGACTCGAATAATTATATCCACCACGTTGCGCCGCACGTCTTTTGTTTTTTTTTGTTTTCTTACAGCCACACGCAGGACTTGTTAAAAACCGTTTGAAGGATTTTAGAAATGTCATGTATATTATACAGAGAGAAAAACACATTAAGAAGTAGATACGGTAACGGCCGAGGCTTGTGTTAAGCCGAGTTGTGTTAACACATAATTTACAATATAACTATCATCATTCATCCAATTTGTATAATCGTCACCGGATAGTGTATATTGTTTGGAATCAATATATTGATTGGTGTCAAACAAACTGACACTAACGCTCACGCTCGTAAATAAAACCAAATTCATGACTCGGATTTGAACATTGGTAATATTCATCGTGGGTCGGTTGTAAGGGGAAGGAACAACAGAGACATTCATAGGATCATTTGTAGACATTTTATATTTATACATAATATATTATTTTTGCTTAAGTTGCTTAATCTCTCGTTTAATGGCAATCACATCGGCATTTTCATCGTCATATTGTTCCACTCCTTGTAATAGGTTCGTTAAGGCTTTAATTTTCTCTTTATTATTGGTTTTTACTTTCTCAAAGTAAGCCTTGTATTCTTCGAGTGCCACTTGTAAGTAGGGATTATGTTTGACATCTCTCTGTAAGCGTTGGTAATCCTCTTTTAATTGTGCTGTTTTAACTCGGATTTGCTCTTCTATGGCCAAAACATCTTTATCCCTCTGGCTTATACTTGCTCCGCTTATGCTTGCTCCGCTTATACTGCCATTGCGTTCAGTCATTGTTAATATATAATACAATTAAATATTAAAAATATCGCATATTATTATTTAGGAATGAACAATATACAAATGGAAAAAGACGACTTAAAAAAAAACACAGAACCCTTGCTCTTAGAAACGGATGAACGGTTCGTTATGTTTCCTATTAAAGATGAAGCCGTCTGGGCCATGTATAAAAAGCAAGTTGAATGTTTCTGGCGCGCCGAAGAAGTGGATTTATCTAAAGACTTGGCTAGCTGGGAGACGCTAACTAGTGACGAAAAGAACTTTATTAAAGTGATTATTGCTTTTTTCGCCGCCTCGGATGGTATTGTTTTGGAAAATTTGGCGACCCGTTTTATGGCCGACGTCCAATTATGCGAAGCCCGTGCGTTTTACGGCTTTCAAATTGCCATGGAAAATATTCATTCCGAAATGTATTCGCTTCTCATCGAGACGTATATCAAAGATCAAGCAGAAAAAACACGGCTCTTTCAAGCACTGCAACATTATCCATGTATTAAAAAAAAAGCGGATTGGACGCGGCAATGGATCCATTCACAGGAAGCTACTTTTGCCGCACGGCTGGTGGCTTTCGCATGTGTTGAAGGGATCTTTTTTTCCGGTGCTTTTTGCTCGATCTTTTGGCTGAAAAAACGTGGACTGATGCCCGGTCTCACTTTTAGCAATGAATTGATTTCACGTGATGAAGCACTCCATACCGAGTTTGCGATTTTGTTATATAAGAAATTATTACAACCGCTGCCGGAGAAAATGGTTCATCTCATTATTAGCGAGGCTGTAAAAATTGAGCAAGAATTTATTTGTGAGGCCTTACCATGTCGTCTCATTGGTATGAACGCACAACAAATGAAGAAATATATAGAATTTGTGGCGGATCGCTTGGCTCTACAGCTGGGCTACAATGCTATTTACGAGACGGCAAATCCCTTTGATTTTATGGAAATGATCTCGATTGAAGGGAAGACCAATTTCTTTGAAAAACGAGTGGGCGAATATGCTTTAGCAACAAAAACTCAGACGGATGATGTGTTTGACTTTTAGGGGGACACCCCCTGACCCCCCGCTAGGCGGACGCATTAGGCGGACGCAAGATTATTACTCCACCATCAGAATCCGCCCTAAGCATCCGCCCTAAGCATCCGCCCTCAGCATCCGCCCTCAGCATCCGCCCTCAGCATCCGCCCTCAGCATCCGCC